ATGCAACAAAAAATTACAATGGATGACATCCGGAGAATTAAACCTGGAACATCAGTGACATTTTATCCTTCCGAAAGAAAAAAGATACAGAGCATTCGTAACATGGCATCATTCATAGGAGGTCAAGAGCCTGAGCTTGGGGTTAAATATTCATGTTCTGCAAATTACTCGAAATGCGAAATTAGGGTAACAGCAGTTCCTACAAATAAAAAGTTAAAAAAGTGAATGACTTAGAGACCAAAAAGGTGGCTAGAGAGCTTCTTAGACTTATCAAATCAGATATTGACAAACAAATTGGTGAAATAAAAAACCTACTGGTGAAAGATATGGACGAGCCAATGAGTGTAAAAACAGCCTCTATTAGATACAAATTATCTGAATCCAATATAAGACAAAGGATAAGGTCCGGAGAACTTCCCCATAAAAGGGTGGGTGGAAAATATATTCTTTCAAAAGAGCAATTAGACTCGGTATTTTTCAAATAGGGCTTTTGTCCTTGATCGGACACTAGCTCACACAAGAGGAAACTCTACAAGTTCTGACCGTATTGTGAAACCTGCCCCATTGATAGCAAATAGATTTGTGAAGATGGAATGTAGCAGATAACAAAGAGTGAACAAACAGATACATTGTAATAGCAGAAATGCGGTAACTACAACGAGGCTGTCACAAAAAAAAATAAACGGGAGCAATCCCAGGTAATAACAATTTAACGAGCGATTGTATCGCACTTTCCGGCAGTGAAAACGAGAACAAACAATTAAAGTTGAATCTACAACAACGTGAATAGCTACTCATTTGATTGGGAGCCGGAAGCAATAAGGAAATAATCAACCACAAGAGGATCGGCATATTTAGCTAATGTGCAAGTGGATGGCAGCCCGGAAAGACGGGCATTTTTACTGATATATTATTAAACTAAAAATTACACAGTTATGGGTGCGCAAATTGTTATGTTGATTATGGTATTTGCGAGTTTACTTCTTACTGCTAACAAGCATGGAAAGCCTAGAGATAATTACAACTTTTGGAATAATGCGATTGCGGTAATCATTCAGCTCGCTTTGCTTTATTGGGGTGGTTTTTTTGATTGTTTTTTCAAATAACCACCATCCGGGTTTGGAGTTGCTTTTATCTTTAGTCCAGATTAGCAAATGGGGTTCGAATCCCCTACCCGGAGCACATAACACTACTTGTTATATGTATTTTTTCAGCCCCGACAGTTCGTGAGAATAGCCGGGGTTTTCTTTTTGAAACAATTAATACTTTATATATATGAGATTCACACGAATGCAGTTTGCCTCCATGATAGTGTGGGCAATAATGGCTATCTCTACATTGGTAGCTTCTTTCTTCAATACATCACACCTACTCACATTTTTTATGTGCTCTACAATGCTTTATTTCACAATCAAACATTGGTGATCATGGGAAAGGAAATAGTAAGAAGATTGCCCGATGGTGATTCAGACTATGACGGGGAAGAAGACACAGACGAGCCGGACGACTTCGAAGATACTCTAAGAAGATTATTAAGTGAATAATTTCAACAATATTAATAACATGAATGAATTACAAACAATCACAAAGGGATTGCCGGAGCTTAAAGCAAAGGTAGTGACCGACACCCTTTCCTTGTTTTTTGACAAGGCAGGAGAATGGCAATCCAAGGTATCTAGTTTAGTCATTACTAAACCGGATCAATTGGGCGAGATGAAAATGGCTAGAGAGGGACGTTTATACCTAAAGAACATGAGGGTACAGGCAGACAAGACTATCAAGGATGTCAGAACAGCTATCAAGAATCGCATGGCTGATGATATTGCCGAAGACAAACTTTGGCTAAGAGCCGGGCAGATGATCGAAACTACTTTTAAGAAGTTAGAATCCGATTTAGAGGAAAAGGAAAAGTTCGGAGAACGATACCTTGCGCAGGTCCAGGAAAAGCAAAGAGCAGAAAGGCTTGACATTATCCGACCGTTTGACCTGGGAATCATGAATCTTGATTCTTTCTCTTTTGGTACAATGTCTTCTGAACAGTTCGATACAACTTTATCCTTGTTCAAAAGAAACTTTGAACTAGCAAAGGAGGAGGCTGAACGAAAACAAAAAGAGGAACAGCAAAAAGAAGTTGAACGTCTTGCAGAAGAAGAACGCATCCGGAAAGAAAATGAAGAACTAAAGATTAAAGCGGAAGCGGAAGAAGCTAAATCAAGACAGGCGCAGGAAGAATTAAGAAAGGTAAACGAAGCCAATGCCGAGAAAGAGCGAATCCGCAAGGAAAAAGAAGCTAAAGCAGAAGCCGAAAGGATTGCAAAGAAGAAAACCGAGGACGCCAGGATCGCCAAAGAGAATGAGGCGAAAGTTAAAGCCGAACGGGAACAGAAAGAGAAAGCAGAAGCCGAACTAAAAGCCATTAAAGAAGCCAACAGGATAGCCGCAGAGAAAAAGGAAGCCGAGGCTAAGGAGAAAGCAGCAGCAGCAGCTAAAGCCGCACTTGCACCGGACAAAGAGAAGTTGAAAGAATGGATCAGCAAAATGTCTATTCCTCCATTGTTCGTGAATGATGAAAAAGCAGTAAAAGCATATACTGATATTTCAACAAAGTTTAGAGGGTTTAAAAATTGGGCTATACAAGAAATAGATAAAATATAATGGAGAAAAACGAGTATGCCATAGATTACAAAGCATGGTGGTTAGAAGAACAGAAGAAAAGGCTTAATCTTGAAAAAGAGGTAGAAGACTTAAAAGCTCAAACAGATAGATTAAAAGCTGTATTAAAAGATTTACTGTAATGAATATACCAGATACAATAATTGGATTATCCAACGAGGAATACCACCGGGGGGAAGAGTTCCGGGAGTATCTTTCATCTACACAGATAAAAGATTACGTTATATCACCAAAGTATGCAAGATACAAGAGATTGCATCCCGAACAGTTTCAAATAGGTGCAGAGGCTTCCGAAAAAGGGAGCCTTTATCATGATTACCTGGAATCACTTGTCAATACAGGAAGTTCGGAAGGATTTTACAAACTATTTGCCGTATTCGATCCTCCGGTAAACCCACGCACAGGATCACCATTTGGGTTTGGCACAAAAGCATACGATGAAGCGAAAGACTTTTTTCAGATGCAGAACGAGGGCAAGAGGCTTGTTTCGCAAACCGATGTAATCCTTGTAGAGAAAATGGCATACGAGCTTCTTAACAATTGCCGAAGTACATCAAAGTCAATCCGGGAAATAATAAAGTGGGGAAAAGCTGAAATTTCCCACTTTGTCGAATACGAGGGAGTGAAGTTCAAGTACAGACCGGACGTTGAAACGGCAAAAAAGATTGTCGATTGGAAAAGCGTAGCAGTAGATGATCTACATGATGATACTATAAACAAGGTGATCCTAAAATTCAAGTATCATATATCAGCCGCATTTTATCAATTCATGGAGCATGAACGTAGCGGAGTATGGAAAGATTTTTTCTGGGTTTTTCAACAGAAATCAGCACCATATGACGCAGTACTTGTTAGTGCAGCGAATTGGGCCTACTCACAGGAAGATGGTATAGTAAAAATGGGAAGCGGAGCGCACATGTTCGCAAAGCTGTTAGAGCAACATGTTTATTGCACCAAACATCAAGACTTCGATGGAGCGCAAATCTTCATCAAGCCGGAGTTCAAGGGACGCAGGATAATGGAACCAAAAGTTCCGATGTACGAATCTATCAAACAAATAAATTTTTATAATCATGAATAAAGATCAGAATCAAACTCAGCAGCCAGCACAGAAGCCAACAAACAAAGACGCAGCCCAAACAACGAAAGCTGCCCCGGCAACGAAAGCACCCCCAGCAACGGAACAAGCACCCATACCCGTTGTACCTGCAGCCCAGGAACAGAAGCTACCCCCTGCCCTGCCGGAGATTTTACAGAGAGCTGGTATCGGACCACTTCTTATGCAACCGAAAAAAGCATTTATAGCAGCAGGTGGAACAGAGCAACAATTCAGCAGAGAGGTGAACTTTGCAATCCTTGCATTAATGAACAACACCTACCTTATTGATTGTGCTACACGATATCCGGAACATTTTATAGAAGCTATTAAGAGTGTAGCCTTAACGGGACTTACTCTAAATCCCGAATTAAGGATGGCATACCTGGTCCCTTATAAAGGAAAGGTGAAGTTTCAATCTTCTTATATAGGAAAGACTGAAATCCTTATTAGAGCCGGGGTGGTAAAGTTTATAGAAGCACAGCTTGTCTATGCGAATGATAAATTCGATGTAATAAAGGGTACAGAATCAAACATAATGCACAGACCGGACTATTTCAGCAAGGACCGGGGGGATATTGTCGGGGGGTATTGGGTAGCTATTTTGCCAAACGGATTAAAACAGTTCGATGTTATGCCTGTTTCGAGAGTTGAAGAAATAAAACAACGATCCGAAGCATTCAAATCCGGAAAAGATTGTCCCTGGTTATCCGATTACGCTGAAATGGCTAAGAAAACAATCATCAATTGGGCGTTCAAGAGCTTGCCAAAGTCAAATATTTCAGAAAGCACGTTGAAAGTACTTGAAACTGAGAACGCTTTTGAAAATGAGGAGTTCGAGGATTGGAAGAAATCTACCAAATCACAGGAAGTTGATAAATTTGATGAAGCTCAAATCATTGAATGAAACAAATCCCGAATGGAATATTCAATCAGATTATTTCAATTCTAAGATACGTAGCATCATTGGATTCTCCTCCGCATGATACTAGAAAAGCCAATCTAATTAGAATATCAAAAATAATACTTAAAAAGCTATGTTAGAAAAGCTAACTAAGGAATGCCAGGACATACAATCCTTTTTAGAGGTTACAATGTCAGACACAAGTGCAGAAGTGGTCGCAAGAGGTTGCGACCTTTCTGTTTACATGGCAAGAACCGGGCAAATGCTTGCGGACGCAAAGAAGTTATGTGGCGGAAAGAAAAAAGAAGATATTCTTGAAGCTATAGCCTACATATCCGAAGCAAAGTTATCCGCTAAAGTACAAAACGCATTGGTTGATTCAATGTGCCAGGATGAACAATACCTGGTTGATTGGATAACCAGGTTGAACGCTACCTGCACCCATCAGCTAGATTGGTGTAGAACTTTAATCAGTAAGAATAAAGAGGAACTAAGGCTAACCGTCACAATGGGTAAGGAATTTAATAAACACTGAAATGGTAACACCTGTAGTCTTATTCATACTGATGTTTATCACAGCGACAATATCAGTCATATTACAAGAGATAAACAGAAAGAAGTACAAATACACCAACGCTAAAATAGCCGGCATGGCTGTTACTTTCTCTGTTTTGTCTATCATGTTTTTAGCATTTCAAATCATTCACTTAATAATAGTATAAATGGAAAAGTTTTTAGGACAAGATTATCCGGAAGCTGCAAGAGCGCAGTTTCTAGAAAACAATTGCGATGCAGTAGAAGAAATTGGCTACACAAGAAGATTCACCCCGGAGGAAATGAATCAAAAGAAAGAAGAACTAGCCAACGCTTCAATCAAGATCAACGATCTTGAAGTTACAAAAAGGGAAGTCATCAAAGAAATGAAAGATAAGATGAAGACCCCTTTAGAAGATAGAAAAAAACTTCTGCAGGAGATAAAGCAAAAATCGGAATACGTGCTTGAAGAATGCTACAAGTTCGTTGATCAAGAAGAAAGAATAGTAGCGTTTTACAATAAGTTTGGCGAACTAGTTTCTTCAAGACCGATTATGCCCCAGGAGATGCAGAAAACAATTTACAGAAGTATTAAAACAGGAACAGAAGATTAAGAAATTATGGACACAGAAAAAATGAATGTAGTGATCCCCGTAGGTTACGATGGAACACCAATTGAAATTGTATTGAGAGAGGGTGAAGCCGTTAAACAAATTGACGACAGAGAGCCTCTAATTGTAGGAATATCTGGAACAATTGATGCACCGTTTCGATGGCTTCAACAGCGCATTGGGCTGATTGATCAGAAAAGATCGAACGTAATTATCAGTCGTGACAATATCACCATTGATTTACGCATTGATGAAGAAAACTATTACGGTCAATCAATCAAAGGAAAGTTAATTACATCTTCTAAGATAAACGCTTTCGGGATCAATTATAACAAAACATGGGAGCCGCAGCAACTAGCCCAATTCTTCAAGATGAACCGGGCATTCTTCAAAGACAAAGCGGAGAACATGCAAATAGTATCCGAACTGAAAAACTTCCGGGCAAAAGTAAATCAAAGCATCGAGCAATCTAAAGAGGAAAACGGATCAAAAACGGACAACTTCTCTCAAATAGTCGATTCAAACCTACCTAAGTCATTTAAGTTGTCCATCCCATTATTCAAGGGACACCAACCGGAAGAAATTGAAGTAGAGATTTACTCAGATGTAGACGGTAGAGATATACGCTTATCGCTTGTTTCTCCTGCAGCAGAAGAATTGCTAGAGAATGCGAGGAACGAGGTAATTGATAAACAAATAGAACTTATCACAAAGATTGCCCCTGGCATTGTAATCATAGAACAATAAACAGATTCATTACTTATGAAAAAATATATTGGAACTAAGGTCATATCTGCAGAGCCTCAGATTAAAGACGGAAAATGTGGCTACCAGGTCGTTCACGAAGATGGTTACACATCCTGGTCCCCTATAGATGTGTTCGAAAAAGCATATCACGAAGTAAAGGGTTGCACGTTTTGGGAAGCGTTGGCAGCAGCCAGGCAAGGGAGAGGATTTAGATTACCAAGATGGCTTCCTGGTATTTCTATCAGAGCATCGATTAAAAACGATGCTAACATCACATCTAGAGACCATCTGTTTTGTGAGGCTGGGAAACAAAACATATCCATATTTAGACCAACGTTGGAAGAATAGCTTTCAGAGGATTGGGAAATTGTAGATTAAATATTCAAAAGGGAGGAAGCAATTCTTCCCTTTTTTATTCTCCGGTGGCGAAATGGTAGACGCTAACAGGTGGTGATAGATAATGAGATTATGCGATAGAGCATAGGCCGAAAATTATCATGCAGGTTCGAATCCTGTCCGGAGAGCAAATTTCAAAATAAAATTATGAGCATCACAAAATTCACAAAAAATGAGATAGTAAAAATGTATATGCATGAAGGATATACGCAGGAATCTATCAGCAAGGAATTGGGGATAAGCGTAAAGGTTATATCATCCACTTTGGCAATGAAAACAAACTCTTTAGATAGAGACAAAATAAGATGCAGAAACCAACAAAGAGCTGCATTATTAATTAACGAAAATAAAAGAAAAGCATGAGCTTAAACATGGTTATTTTAAATGGGTACGTAGGAAAAGACCCCGAGATTAAAACATTCCAAGATGGTGGAAAAGTCGCAAACTTTACGATGGCAACATCAAAAAAGGGATATACCACCCAATCCGGCACCGTTGTTCCAGACAAAACTACATGGCATAACATCACAGCAAAAGGTGGTATAGTTAAAGCGATTGAACCATATGTAAAGAAAGGTGATTTCATTGGAATAACAGGCGAAATATCTCAAAGAGAATACACTAACACAGCAGGTGTTAAGTCTTACTTTAACGAGATTATAGCCAACGAAATTCAATTCTTCCCGAGCCAAAAGGCGAAGCCGGACGTTCAGACAGAAACACAACAGGAAGAATTTAAGTATGCAAAGCCTACCCCGCCAATCAATTCAGCCCCAGGGATGGAAGAACCAACACCAGCGGATGATCTACCGTTTTAAGCTATGAGAAAAAAAAGCAAGAAACAACTCGAAAAAGACAGGCAGATCGGGGAGATTAAAAAGAATCTCCCTCCTGTTTGCGAAATATGCGGAAAGCATACACAGGGAGATTTAGCGCATCTACTTCCGAAGTCGGTATATCCCGAACACTACACCAATCCGCTAAATCTCGTTAGGCTTTGTAGGTATTGTCATGATCAATACGATTCTTCTATCAATTTCAGAGTTCTTCAAACAAAGCTATACGAGAGAGTGAAAAGTTTTGATGAACATGGAGCATTTAGATATTTCGGAATATGAAAACAGAAGAATCAAAATTACAGAAAGCCTGTGTAAAATGGTTTAGATTGCAATACCCAAAATACAAACGCATCTTAATTGCTGTCCCGAACGGTGGTAAACGTGACGCAATAACAGCGGCCAATCTTCAAGCAGAGGGAGTTGTACGAGGAGCAGCGGATTTAATCCTACTCTATCCAAACGGAATGCACCCATACTTTTGTATCGAAATGAAGTATGGAAAAAATAAGCAGCAGGAATCGCAGATAGAGTGGCAGCAAGAAGTTGAAAAGGTAGGAGGAAAATATATGGTCATTCGAACATTTAATGGCTTTAGAGAGGCTATAAAGGATTATTTCAGTAATGCAATATTATTCTAATGGCAAAGAAAACAAACCAAGCTGTAGACTGTAGAGATTGCAAGCATCAAGGTGAGCATGGAGATTACATGGTGTTTTGCAAAATACTTAAAATCTTCCGATCATACGGTAAGAGAATTTGCGATTTATTTAAAAAGAGATAAAATGAACCTTTTTAATGAGTTATTATGGATGGATGGATAAAACTTCATAGAAAGATAACAGAGCACTGGGTATGGAATAATCCGAACTATCTTAAAGCCTGGCTAACCATAATAATTACGGTTAACCACGAGTGTAAAAAAGTTCTTATACATAAAGAATTGATCGATTGCGAACGTGGTCAATCTATTTTAAGTCTAAAAAGTTGGGCTGAAATATTCGGAAAAGAATGGTCAATTCAGAGGGTTAGGACATTTTTTGATTTACTCAAATGCGATTCAATGATCACTATCGAGGGGCTTCACAAAACAACACGCCTAACAGTCTGTAATTATGACAGTTACCAGGATTCGCAACAAACAGACAACACGCAAGTAACATGCAAAGAACAAACAAGTAACAAGCAAGTAACAACAAACAAGAATGATAAGAATGATAAGAATGAAGAAATAAAAGAAAAACTCTCTAACGAGAGTAAAAAGAAAAATCCAGAGGAAATGAAAAAAGATCGGGACGCAGCTATCGCTGCTACACTCTCTCGCAGGGATTTGTTTTATACCTCTCTCACTCCGTTTTTAGAAAAGTACGATAAGCAAATGCTTCGGGAATTTTTTGATTACTGGAGCGAGCTTACAAAATCGCAAACACAAATGAGATTTGAAAAACAGCCCACGTGGGAGGTCTCTAAAAGACTTGCAACGTGGGCAAGCAAAGAAAAATTTGATGGGAATAGAAAAATACAAAGAACAGGGACTGGTAATTCAGCAGCCGACAAAGCAGCAAGTCGTCAATCTCTTGAAGAGCAAGCCAACGCTATACTGGGAATCAATCAACCCAAAAACAGCACTGGAGGTTTTTAGCGCAACTGCATCTCCCTCGATTGTTGAAATGGAAATTGAACTGGGGGCAATAGTTCTCCGGGCGCACATGGTGAGATGGTTTAATTCATTTATCCAGTTCTATTCAACCAACGGGACCATGAACGATTTGCAAGTAGCAGATACCATAAACCTGGTTATTGAAGAATACCCACATTACAAGCAAGAGGATTTCAAACTGTTTTTTAAAATGGCTAAAAAGGGAATGTTCGGACAGGTGTTCGGACGCATGGACGGGGAAGTCATTCTAAGCTGGTTTAAGGCATACGACAAGCATCGGGACACAATGGCACAAAACCAAAGCATAAAGGAGGCAGAGCGGTTTAAAAAGCTATCACAGGAGGATAATCCGACCGGAATCACTTACGAAGAGTATTTAGAACTTAAAAAATCAAAGAAATGAAACTTAATATCGAATTAGAGCAGCTTAAAAAAGAGCGAATGGAAGCTGTAAAGAAACTCGGCAAATTAATGCGGAGCGGAGGCTATCTGAAAGCAGTTGAAATGGAACAACTAGATTTTAGAATAAGCACACTGAGTGCGAGGATATCCGATATCGAACAGGTTTTGAAATTCGAGCTAGATCAAAGGCAAAACAAGCATCTTATGTCATGGCTAGGGAAAACTCTTTCCCTGGTAATAAACAATGCTGATCTATCAGTTTACTACATGAACACAGCTCAAACCTACTTTAAGACGCAGGGCTTAATGCCAAAGAACGAAATGTTCACAGCTATGGAAAATGTGAAAACATCCCTCTCCGCTCTCCGGAATGAGTTTGGCAAGCTGTTAGACGGCGATAAAGGTGCGAACTTTGAGGATTTTGATAAGCTAGAGCAATTAATAACAAAAAGCATCTTCACTGACCGTGAGTTGATTTATAAAAAACAATACGACAAATGATAGATACAAGGAAATCATTCCTTTTGTTGAGTGATGAAAACAGAGAACTTGCGTTGGAACTTCCAAACGCAACTTTTAAAAAAATGTTCAGAGAACCGCATATCTGCAGTTGGACCGGGGCAATCGACAAACAGTTCGGGTGCCCTTTTTTATTCAGAGGCGAGGATCATTGTCCTGTGTGCACACTCAGAATTATAAGCAAGTAGTAATCAATATTGATGATAATTACATTGTGTAAAATGAAAAAAATAACTAACGTCTCTAGCCTCTCGATTCTAGAGACATTAGTTAATTAAAGATCCATAGTTATTTGCTCAGAGGTAAATAGTTTAGATATTAATTTCAGCTTATCACTTTTTATGGAAGGATCTTCTTTAATTAATTGTATCATTGAATTTAATTCATCTTTATTCTTCAAAATAATATATTCAATATCATCGGTGTTAAATTTCAATTTATATTTTCTGATAGAATCATTGGCTTGTTTTCTAGTTACTTCGTTTTCAAAATTCACCTTTTTTAAATAAAAAGATTCACGACTTTCAATAGTTAAATCATTTACTTCTGGAGTGTATCTCCATTCTCTTTCATTATAAAATTTATAATTTGCATCTTTAATAATCCCATTCCTTACAAGATCTCCTTCAAATCTTTTAGTGTATCTCATGATATGCCAGTATAAAGATCTTAAAATTACGATCTCATCACCACATTGGTCTGAACACTTTTTGCGCCATATTTCATTTGACATGTCGTGCGTATATTTATTGAGTTTAGAGTGGTCTTGAATATATATTACTGGATTTAGTCCATTATTTATAGCCCACTGCTTGCTCATTCCAATGCCATATTGTCCATATATACTCATATGTCCACTTACTTGGGATAAAGGAATATCACAAAAACAAATCATAGGAATTGCATACTCCTTTGTTTTTGAATCAATAACAAATTTCTCCAACGAAAAACATGGAACGAACCCTTTTTTCAAAATATTAATTAAATAGTTTGCAGTGGGTGTAAAATGAAATAACGAATTACTACTTACTGACATACGGCATTAGATTTAAGTACGAGGCAAATATATATTCAAATCTTACCACTTAGTTCATAAATTAATAAAAAAAACTTATAAATTAACATTATTTACATATTAAATGCGTTGTTATAAATTCTCATTTATTGCGAAGCAAATAAATAAAAAGATATCAATACATTATTTTCAAGATTAATTATCTTCATTTTAATTCAATAAATCACGTAAACACTACCACCTAAATTAAAAAAGTGAGTTTATTAAATGTATTAATAATATTATAATATTTAGATTTAGTTCAAATTAAGATACCTAATAAATTATAGTTGTATATGAAAACATACAAAGCCAGAATCATAACTGAAGTGATAACAAACGAACAGCTATTGCAAATGCTAGAAACAGCAAAGACGGGGGTTAAAGATTGGAAGCACGTCTCCAACATTAACAAGGGAATAACAAAGGGGGCTGCATGGAATATTATTGCAGCCTCTTTTGATGTTGATAAGAAACACACTCAGATGTTAAAAATAAACATGATTCGTGAATTTGGAGAGTTCTTGCCAAAAGAGCTGATCCCAAAGGATAAGAAGAATGTAAATATTAAACCTATTCATCAAGAACCAATATTTCAAAAATGAATGAACTAGAATCGCAATCGTATCAAATTAGAGAATACCTTTTACAAGGTAACACAATCACAGCCATGGAAGCACTCAGATTATTTGGGTGCTTTCGTCTTTCCGGTAGAATCTATGATCTAAGAAAAGAGGGAACAAACATTTCTTCAACCATTATAAAGATAAACGGGAAGAGAGTTGCTGAATACAGTATCGTTAATGATCCTATTGAACAGGAAGTATAAACAACATAAAAAGAATAGAAATGAAGCACAGAGAGCTTTGCAATATCGGAACCAGGTATATTAAAGAAATTGGTTTGATACAAGGGAATAAGCCTAGATTCGTTACACTAGGTTTAGAGTATGGAGGCTATGAGATGCCTACCATATTTGCTTTTGGAGATTGTCCATCACAAGCAATAAGAGTAAAGGTTTCCCGGGGTGATCTATTAAGGGACATTGAGAAAATATCAAACATCAACCCGGCAGAACTTGTAGGCGAAAAGAGATTTTATCTATGCCCGGAGGGAATAATGGAAGACATCAATCTTCCGGACAACTGGGGGCTTTTAATTTATAGCAATAAGGGGATTGAAATAGTTTACGATCCTGGGATTCTTTTTGTAGCTGATAAGATTGCAGAAGCCCTGGTTATACAGGGGATCATGAAAAGAGAGGGAATCAAAAGTCAAATCTTTAATTATTTGAAATAGCATGAAAAAATATAGGCTACCGAGAAAAACCAAAAAAGAACTCAAAAAAATCAAACGGTCTTTAATCGATGGGTTTTTAACGCTATCAATTTATGTAGTAGGAAAGCCGAACAGGTTGACCAGGAAAATTATTAGTAAGATTTTCATGGAAAGGGAAATGATGCTTGCAGCAATTCCAAAAGGAGAGTACAAAAGAAAAATAATCAAAAGGATTATTTGCGAAAACATGCTCAACCCCAATCTAATTGGCAAGGTTTACTACAACCGATTTAAGGAGTAAGGGGGAATGCTTCCCGGAGTGCTTTCCCGAAGTTCCCGAACTTATATCTAACATACTAACTATCATTGTTTTATATTTCCGGACGGCTATCAACTCGGGACGGTTAAATCAGTCATTTTTAATTAAATATTTATTCAAATAGAAATATGAAACATGTACTAATTGCGGGGGCAGCTATTGTTGTCCTCTTTTTATTTTTGGCGAAAACAAAGGTTTCAACAAATCCCTTTAAGATTGAATTTGAATCGCTGTTATCTGCCATTGGCTTCATTCTTGTTATGGCTGGAATAGCACTTATAGAAGTCCATCACGAAAGGGTTGGATATAAAAAGGGATTAGATTATTCAACAAAAGAGATAAAAGATAAAACGACCTTGTTAGAGGCTAAAAACGATTTAATAAAAATTCAAAAAGACCAAAAAAAATGAGATTACCGAGAAAGACTAAAAAGGAGATCAAAAAAATATCAATTTGCGATATGCCTGAATATGTTAGCGATATGCCAGGATATGCACGTTTTACGCAAACTATTCTTGTAACAGGCAAACAGAACAGGCGCACAATAAAACTTGTTAGGCGTGTTATTCAAGAACGACGTTCAATGCTCTTGAAAATAATGGAAATCGAAATGTTTGATTCTATCAATGATTGCTTTAATTTCACTAATAACAGAGAACATGAATCTAAATAAGTTAAACGAATTAAGTAAACAAGCCCACGAACAGGCTGTTGAAAACGGGTTTTGGGAAAAAGACTATAGTGGAAGACATTGCTTGATGATGGTTATCACAGAACTTTCAGAGGCAATCGAAGCTGACAGAAAAGGGTATCGATCTCATAAATCTGAATTTGTATCGTGGACAAATGGTTACACCTGGGAGGATAAGCCTGAGTTGCTTCATCGTACGTTCAATATGCATATCAAAGATACTGTTGAGGATGAAATTTCAGACGCTTACATTCGATTATTGGATTTAGCCGGAGCGCAAGATATAAGAATACCCGATTTATCTGAGTATCTTGATTATGTAAAAGACACACTCAAAGAGTTGGAAAATCGCTCGTTTCCCGAGTTCTGTTTTGATTTGTGCGAAATGATAACTAGAGGCTGTATTATTGAAGCAATGTGTATAATTCAGACGTATTGCGAGTTGAAAAATATCGACATCTTTTGGCATATCGAGCAGAAGATGCAGTATAACAAAACAAGGGAGTATAAACATGGAAAACAATATTAAGCATGAACAATAAATCACATTTTGAACACATCCGGTCCGAAAAACAGATAGCCGAAGAAAGCCTGGAGAAAGCAAAGTCAATCAAGGTTAAAACAGGCACTATTGTATTGGATGATAATGCGCATACTACATTCATTGTCAAAAAGGAAAGGATTAAAGCCCGGGTAAAGCAGCTTGAAGCCAAGGGCAAGAAAATAAAGTCTATCTCATAATTCCAATTTACGAACAACACCATTGACTATTAGCTACTTATTTCGTACATAAAACTATTTTATGTATGAATGACATTAATTTCAGTAAAAGGCTTTTTCCCTCACAAAAGAAAACTGGTAAGAAAAAAGACCAGCCAATCACAAAGGATATCAATGCACTTTATGATGCTTATTACGCCTGGGAATCTCTAAGAGATTTTAGGGAGGAAGCAAAGCGGAATGCTATGTACACTTTTGGGAACCAGTGGGGAGATTATGTAGTAGTTAATGGTAAGAAGATTAGAGAGGAAGATTACATTAAGAGCCAGGGCAAAGTACCTTTAAAGAATAATAGGGTACGTTCCCTGGTTCGTAATGTGCTTGGTCAATTCTCCAACAATCAAACCGAACCCGTATGTGTGGCCAGGGACCGGGACGAACAAGGATTGGGTGAAATGATGTCGGCTACAGTTCAATACGCATACCAAAGAAACCGTTTGTGGGAACTTGATAGACGAAACCTGGAATCATTCCTTGTTACTGGCTCCGCTTTCTTCCGGTCCTATTATGCCTGGAAAGACGAACCATGTATGATGGACGTATGGGTAGATTCAGTCAACTACAACAAAATGTTTTTTGATAAGTACATGGAGGACCCTCGCCATTGGGATTGTACTCTTATAGGTCAAGTGCATGATCTTGCAATTGATGATGTTATTGCGCAATTCTCAACTCCGGAAAACGATTGGCAGATACGTGATATATATCGCTCCAATACAAAGGAAGGTATTATGACAAACGTTGAAAACCTAACTCAAAGGAAGCTCACAGAAATGGACTTCTTTGTTCCGGATGATTTCAACAGATGCAGGGTAATTGAATTATGGAGAAAAGAAACAAAGAAAAGACTACGTGTGCATGATTGGCTTTCCGGTGAATACTACAAGGTAGAACTAAACAGAAAGTCAGACCTTGAAGCTACCAACAATCAGCGTTACCAGGAACAACTAGCGATGGGTGTTTCAGAGGATGATATGAAGCTGTTAGAGTTCCAGGAGTTTACAGATCGTTTTTGGTATTTTAGATTCATGTCGCCATATGGTGATATACTAAAGCAAGGGGAAACACCTTACTGGCATAAGTCACACCCCTACTCTTTCAAGTTATACCCTTTTTTCAATAGTGAAGTTCACTCTTTTGTTTCTGACTTCGTAGATCAGCAAAGGTATATCAACCGCTTAATTACTACACAAGACTTCATTATGTCGGCAGCCGCAAAAGGCTTGCTTATGTTCCCGGAAGATTCTAAACCGGAGGGTATGAGTATGGACGAGATCGCAGAAGAATGGAGCGCATACAATGGGATTATATATTACAAAGCCAAACCGGGTGTTCCTGCACCACAACAGATTGTAGCTAATACTTCAAACTCCGGAGTTTATGACATGCTAAATGTTCAGCTAAAATTATTAGAGGATATTTCCGGTGTTTCCGGGGCTATGCAGGGACAAGGGGCGCAATCCGGTACATCCGGAGCTTTATACGCACAACAGACACAAAACAGCTCTATAAACCTTGTAGATGTTATGGAATCCTACCGACAACTAAGGGAGGATAGAGATTCTAAGATGATGCGGCTACAGCAGCAATTCTACACAGATGTGCGCTACCTTAACATTGCAGGTGCAAACTATACAAAACAATCAAAGATTTACGATCCAAACAAGGTTAGAAATACAGACGTTGATCTTTCTCTTACCGAAAGTACCGCTTCACCTGCTTATAGGATGTTGCAGAACGAGTTCTTAATGACCTTGTTCGAAAAGGGTGCAATCATGGTAGAGGAATTGTTGGAAGTTGGTCAATTCCCTAACGCTGATAAGATTCTTCAAAAGGTTCAACAGCGCAGAGAGTTGATGGAATCACAGCAAGCGCAACTTGCGGAACAAAACCAGGGAATGCCCGGAGCCGGACAACAAATTCCAAACATGGAAGCACAACAACCAATACCCCCAATGCAATGAAAAAGAATGTAACCTTGTCCGGCATCACCCGGCACACAGACGATCAAATTTCCCAGGATGGGGAATGTATGGAGTTGATAAATGCGAGGGTTAAGAATGGATCAATCGTACCAGTGGGGAAACCAATTCAAAGGAGTACCCACGCATTCAAACCCGTACACATTCATAAAAACTCAAACTATGAGAATGTCATACTTTTAGATGAAGCAACACCAGGAACGAAGTCGTTTTATTTTGGTGAAGAACTTATATATACTGAAAGCAGCGAGAGCTATGGAATCACGCATATTGGCAATATGCTTATCATTACAACGGATAAGGGCATTAGGTATCTCAAATATGAAGACACATACAAAGATATCGGAAGTAAACCACCTATTCCTAACGTCCGATTTGAAGTAACATCCCTGGCACAGGTTGCAGAGAATGATTTAAGCGTAGCCCTTTCTCCTTACGTGCCAATATCTTCACTTCCTGCACCACTGGGTCCAGAAAACGAAACAAACGTAAGCAATGCTATTAATGGGGGATTCTTGAAAGTGTATGACAAGATAAAGAAAAACAAACGTTTTGTATTTCCCGTACTTGTTCGATATGCCTACAAAATGTATGACGGAAGCTATATGTACCAATCATGTCCTATTTACATAGAATCCTCTCATATTCCAGTTATGTTCAATGTAGACAATTCTACGGTAAGATTGGGTACATCTACAACAATAGATGGAGTCAGCGCCAAATCAATGGTATTTAGCACTGCACTTGGAAGCTATATTTTGAAAATGAATATTACGCATCCGAATCAATCTGCAATAGAAGCCTGGAAAGAAATTGTAACCGGAATAGATGTTTTTGTTTCTCCTCAGTTTGAATGGGTTGATTTTAATAAAAAGTACACTCATATAGTGGATAATTCTATTTTCGTGGGGCTTGTTCATCACGCTATAGAACTAGAGAAATATACACAAGAGGACATCAACAAAAAGATTGAAACGCAGGGTATATTCTATAAAACCCTTAGTATTGGATTAACATCCGGGGAATACACCATATTCCCAATTGATGATATTTCCGGTAAAGATACCCTACCCGATGATGAGTTTTCTCATGTGGATTCTATTCCAGGAACAGTATACTCCTACAATGGTAGACTACACATAGCAGCAATCAAAGCTAAGTTATTCAAGGGACACGATATAAAACATTTCGTTTTTGAGAACAATCAAATACGGAGCGATGCGGACAAAACAAAAACGTCTTTCCCTCTTGGGAGTGGATATATAGAGGTTCACTCAAAAACAAATGCAGGAATATCAAAAGTTGTAAATCAATTCGCTTCCACTGGTTTGAATATATACGGCATTTCTTCTTATCTGAGTTATCCGGATGTAAGAGCCTACAAGATGATTATTTGTTTTGCAAGTGGAACTTCTGTCTACAAAAAGGAATTTGAACTAAAGCCGTCAGAATCATTAAATATGGCCTATTGTCTATCAGACACAATACACAGGCTTGATTCGTTTACCGTCATACCTCAATTGGTCGTCCCTTTAGCGGAAAATAATGTAGAGTTTTCGCCATCAAAAATAAAAGTTTCCGAAATATCAAATCCCTTTTTCTTCCCGGCTATAAATACTTACACTGCAGGAAATGGTGAAGTTCTTTCTCTTTGCTCAAATACTGCAGCGATATCGCAGGGGCAGTTCGGCCAATACCCATTGTATGTTTTCACCGATGAAGGAGTTTATGCGATGCAAGTAGGTTCGAATGTAGTCTATTCCTCTGTATCTCCGGTATCTCGTGATGTTTGTACAAATAGAAAGGTTACGCCAATAGATTCAGCCGTAGTATTTGCAACGGATTCAGGTCTAATGGCTATATCCGGTGCAGAATCTCAACGCCTTTCTGATAGCATATATGGCTATTTACCGTCTTCAATATCCGATCCGGTTATTCAGAAGATTATGGCCATCCCAAAACTGGCAGCATCAACGACCGAGTTTAAATACTACTTAGAGAATGCAGAGATTGGGTATAATTACCAGGAAAAAGAAATCATCGTAGCGAACAAGAGCTTTAACTATAGCTATGTCTACAGTATGACAAGCCGTCAATGGTATAAGTTATCCTTGAAAATAGATTCGTTCCTTAATTCATACCCGGAGTGCCTTGCAGTAACTGGTACATCTCCCTTTGCTATCTATGAGATTCAAAACCCCCATAGAACAGTAAACGATATAGCGTTAATTACAAGACCTATTAAACTGGGTTCCTTAAGTCATAAGAGAATAATACAATCAGCCTTAAGAGGCGTTGTAAGACCGTCCCTGTCCGATTTAAACATAAGGGGTGAAGCTGTTTTATACCGAGGCAATCCGTTGACCATGTTCAGCTCTTGTGGATTCTATATCCTGGGAAGTAACGATACTCAAAACTTCACATACATAGCCGGAACAGAGAAGATTAAAGACATTCGAGATTTAATAACCAAAATGAACAAAACAAAAGCGTATAAGTATTTTGTATTCTGTTTGGTTGGAGGAGTTAGGACCGATGTCGCATTGAACTTTGTCGAAGTAATGGTAGATGAAGCATTTGAAAACAGATTAAGATAAACAAAGAAGCCGGGCTAATTACCCGGCTTTCTTATTTGATTGTTATTTGATAGTCATTTGATCAAAATGGCTGCAATTTTCTTCTTACCGGAGAACTTCGCTGATTTACTCTTTTCTTCAATCCATCTTCCGATCTACTCATTTCAATCTCATAAGTTTGGGCTTCGTTTTTCTTAGTTAACACACACCAACGATACAAAGTATAGTTGATCATGTAATCCTTGATTGATTCTAATAACATTTGATTCTTGTCAAAGTTGGCCGGGAAATCAAAAGCGTAAAGAAACGTGTTTAAAAGTTCACCCTCACTCATTGATTCACCCTCTGAATAATCGGCCGTTTTCAAATAAGGAGTAAGAATATCTATAACCCTGGCCGCAGATGTTTGAATAAATTTGTTGAGAACATCATCATCTCCATCATGCGCTTGCGCAAGTGTGGCAACACCGTCCCCACCCTCTTTTGCGTATTCTCCAAAGTAATGCGATTGCAGCTTTACACTATAAAGAATAGACTCTCTGTTTATTTCAAGATTTACTAACATTATGGAATACGTTTAACAGGTTTCTTTCTACTATTAACATGTTTCTTAAGACTAACCTCTGTTAATCCACAATTCTCAAAGCATACTTTGGCCTCTCCCGGGTTTACCAAAAGATACCATTCGTACAATGACCAGTTTATGATGTAATCTTTGATGCACTCGTGTATGAATGGTTTCCTTGAACCATCAAACGTTATTGGAACATCTACATCAATGGTGATCTTCGTAGATACTGCTGTTTGAGAAACTACTTTCTCCCCCATAGTAACAACAACATCTGATAACAATTTACCTATTAACGAAGCAACCAAGCTCAATGATTTATCAACGAATCTATCTAACACATCATCGTTTTCATCGCTTGCCTGCATCTTTGAATACACACCATTTGTTTCATCTTGTTCTTTTCTGGAACTTCCGGAATAATATGCATGTAGTTTGATTTGCTTAAGTAAATCTTCTCTTTCAAACTCAAAAGTAATTTTATTCATATGGGTTTAACTCTTAAATTAAACATTCTTTTAATATTTACAATTTGTTGCATGCTAGTCTTATCGTGAACCCCGGCTTCAAGATGGTTTATGTCAAACCATTTTGAGCACACCCTTGAAACGAGAAACATTTTAATAGACTTTTCAAGACCAAGCAATCCGGATTCGTCTACATTCGATGGAAATGTAAAACTAAAATTCGGATCAGTAAAAGAAGCACTATGCTTCTTAAATTCATCAAGCAATTCAGTTACGGAATCATCAAGCAAACTTTCCACCAAATCCTTATCATCTGCAGAAGCAGAAAGAGTGTCGAAGTTCTCCGTATTCCTGGCTTGATACGATGTTATCCGATAAACATCAGATAGAATCGTTGCTTTTGTTATCGTTGCCGTTTTTATCATTTCATGAATGTAAGTTTATATATACCAGTTTATTTATTTATCAGCTTCTTAACAGCAAAGAATCCTATCACCAATAAAGTAGCCAATAGATACCAATCTGCAAACTCCAACTTTATCTTCTGCCACCAGGTCAACTTCTTTTCAACTTCAACCGGGTATGGAACTCTAATTGAATCTTTCTGTATAACTGTGTCAGCCCGTAACCTATCCCGGTAAGAATACTTGTATTTCTCAATTATTACCGTATCTCCCTTTTCTTTGACATGGACTGAATCATACAAGTAGATAGAATCGATAGACAACTTGTTTTTGTACTCAGTCTTTACAGCTCCAATAGGGATGTACACCATACGTGTACACCCAACTGTTATCAATACCAATGCAAGTACTAACCATTTCATGATACGAACCCTCTGATTTTATTAATAATTGAATGCATTACGGGAACATAGTTTGTCGCAGTAGCGTATTTCCCTCCAACATTATCCACCAACCTCTTTACATACTCTTCCGCATCGCTTCTAAACGCCCAGGCATCTGCAAAATGTGGTTTCTTTAAGATGGCAAGATGATCGGCCAAACATTCCTCTAAGGAGCCGTAAACCCTAAACAACCGATGCACTTTGTATTTGTAGCACTTTTCATTTACCTTACTCACAGATACCACGCTTTCGGGAGATTTGAAAGCTATATTAGGTCTGCTGAGATATTCTGTAGTCAATACGAGTTTTGTTGGTCCGGTCCATGATCCTTTTGTAATACCAAATAGATTGTTTCCAATGCCGGACTTCCCCCACCCCGATTCTAATGCCGCCTGTGCTGCTATAAATACAGGATCAATATCACTCACGTTCTTTGCAGCTTCATACACCCAAAGGGCAAATTCCTTGTTTGTCATTTCACGCCAATTTTAGATTTGAATATTTTCCGAACCTCCTTTAGTATTTTTAGAATACGGAAGCTATACCCCAAACGTTCCAGGTTTTCATCAATTGATGTTATTTCCCAAAAGCAAATGTGGAACATTACATAAATCTTAATAAGCGACATAGTCGCATAAGCTGATTCTACTTCTTTGCTTTCTGCACACAATGAGCTTAACATGGAGATAAGCATAATGTAAACGCCTAGTTTTATCACCCACCTTAAGCCTTTTTTTGACCTCTTTGGTACACCCTCTTTTGTTGCAGCTTTCAACCCTGTAATGTAGTCCGCAATCATTATCACAAAAAGAATAATGGTAAAAAGGATACTCACCCCCATAACATCCTCCGATAAAAACCTAAACGCCCCGGTAACTAAAGAGGCTAATGTGCAAACCATACCCCACACTCCTGCCTCCTGCACCCTAGGGTTGTCGACATCTACCATTGGCTTAACAAACGCTAGCTGTTCAAATACATCTTTCATTTCGCTTATTTTAGTAATTAATAATTCAACGAGTATAAGATTAAAATGTATAATGTTACGTTCGTAAATTGCAATAAACACAAAACCCCCAATCAAGTTAATGACCGGGGGTTTATAAATTTGGATATTCTTACACTGTCTTCATCGCTTCAATATCAGCAATAAGCTCATTAACGGCTGTAGAAGCTATCGAAAGTTGGATAGAATCACTTACGTTGATATTTGTGCTCAACTTACCTTCCGGACCTTGACTTATATTAAATGATCCGAGATAGCCTCCATTAGTTTGAATTTGCCCGTTTACACCCACTATATCCCCTGTCGATGCGAGGCGTGCTTCACTTTGTAATTTAACTTCTCCCGAAATAGTTTCAAGATTTAGAACTTTCTGTTCTGTTTTAATTGTTGTCATTCTATATTTATTAAAAGTTATTATACACGAAATTCCTATCACGATTATGCTCCAAATTCACCCCTTTTATTATACAATGTATTGGTTCCATTTGTAAAATATAAATATCCCCCTCTTGTTGCATATTCTGTTCCAACTGCGGCTATAGTTCCCGTCAATGTTATAGATGAATTAGCCGGAACCACCACGTTACCCAAGCTTTTTGTTTTTTCACCCATCACCAATGTTTCAGATGGCGCTTTATCTCCATATCTAAAGGCAATATTACATCCGTTGATTGACATTTGTACTCCGTACCCATTGTAAATTATAATTGAATATTTTGCTGTTTGTAGAGCAAACGTACCGCTGACAGTGACTGAGATTGGTGTAGATTGAATATCCACAATTTGCATTGCATTAGGTACTGGGATAAACGCATTCACTTTATCTGGGTCCGAAAGAAGAGCTTTTGGGTTTGATGCTAAAAAATATACAACCTCATATTTTCCCAATTCAGAACTTATTGGTACATCAATTGCTCCACCCTGGCTCGTTGCAATATTTACTGTTTGTGTCATATATTTATAGCCAGCTGTCCCCTGTTTGCATATGGCAACACCATAATACATGGAGCCTAAATTATAAGTAACACCTATATCTCCAATAGCCAGCTCATAGGCACTTTGCACACGCAAATCCAATGATGCACCTAGATTACCGAGTGAAGCGTAATACTTTGGGTTTAATACCATAGGAACTAAAGGCGGCTTTGCAGAATGTTCATAACCTCCAAAATCATAAATTCTGAAAGGCTGAGAAGACCCTCCAGATGGCTGCAAATAGTCCCACATTGTAACATTATTCCTTAAGGCTGTAAACATTGCAGCCATTGATGGATAATTGGGTATGTTTAATCCACAATTACCGTCATTAGCTTTCCACCATACGGCCCCCGTGCCCCTTACAGGATCAACATCTGCATACCTAACTGGCTTGTATTTGCTCCACCTATTGATGTTTGTACTTTTGCAAAGTGTTCCAACGTTAAAACTTCCAACACCAATTGCTTGTTTCACAATCGTTGTTGTTATAGCTGTTGTTGTTAGTGCCATTTTATAATAATTTTTGGTTTAAAAATTCATAAGCAGCAAGAGTAAGGTCATTAACCTCTGTCAACTTGTCAAATTCATCACTAGCTATTTTTTCAGATGAAATCTCTACAAATTCTTCAGAATAAGGATTTATAATTTCTGCCACTCTTGCATCAAGCTCTTTTAAGAGAGTATCAAAAGCCATTCTTCCTTCATCGCTCCCATCAGTCTGAATGTCTTCAAAATTCTTAGGTTTGTGAGATTCAATAGTTTTGTTTTTATACTCTTCAGCATCTCTGTGTATCTTGCCTAACTCAACTTTTAAACAGATCAATTTTTTACGGGCATTAATCGACATGCCAGTCACCATAACATTGGCTAATACTTGATTAAGAATTATGGCTTCATTTCTAGTCATTTTAATAGTCTTCTTAATTTTCATTTTTGTTTAATTTATTAATTTCTATTTTTAGTTCTTTAATAGCTCCAATAAGAAAAGGAACGATCTTTACATAATCTACTGATTTATATTCTCCTCCATAAATAGAGTGGACCATCTCCGGCAACACTTCTTCAAGTTCTTGCGCAATAAGGCCGAAATCCCTATCATATGTTTTATTTGGGTTCAATTTTCTTGCTACATTATTCCATTTATAGCTGACTGGGTTTAATTTATCAACAACATCCATTGCACTGGTGATCTGTTGTATGTCTGTCTTTAAACGCCTGTCTGATGCAGAATAAGCGGTTATTTCACCCATTGCTGTTAGATTGCCACCGCTTGTAATTTGTATCATATTTCCTACTCCGTCAGTACTAGTTCCATTTCCAATATGCAAAACCCCAAAGGCGTCAAAGCCAATTTTTCCCAAATTAGCGGAGGCATTTGAAAATAAAATAGATGAACCTGCATCTGTTTGCCGATTTAACGTTAACAAATTGTAACTTGTGCCGCTTACTGACGCATTGTTATAGCTAACAAGACCACCACCAGCATAGACAATACCATTAGCAGACATATATCCGTTTGATATTAAGTTACTTACAAATCTACCCGTCCCATTAACATCTAATTTATAACCTGCATCCGTTATAGTATTGATCATAACGTTACCTGTGTCTGCATTAATAGCCATCTGAGATAACCAATTTAAAGAATTATCAACCCTTCCAAATCGAATACCTCTATCAGTTGCCGCTGCAGAGTTTCCACGCAAACGAATCGCACCGCCGAAAACATTACTTCTAATAAATCGCTCCGTTTGGTCGTTATACATACTAATTGTTTGCGTTTCAATGTTTCCGCATTGCACTGTTGCCCAGTTGTTTAATGTTCTGTTATAAATATCAACCTTAGAAGCTGAACTATTATGACTTATGCTTATTCTACTCGTATTTGCTGCATTATAAAGATTAAGCCATCCTTCCGAATTTAGATGAAGACCTCCAAAAATTCTAGATGCACCGTTAACATCAAGTTTATAACCAGCATCTGTCAATGTATTAATTAACACGTTTCCACCAGAAAAATAGCTATTACCACCAGCCGCAAAATTTCCAGTCACTTTCAATGCTGCTCCAATTCCACTCGCAGGGTCTGCATAAGCTCCAACAGACATATGAGATTCAGACACGGTATTAACTCTGTTAGCAGTCAACACTCCCACAACTCCGACATTACCAGCCGCATCAAGGTTTAGTGAATTAGACGTACCCGAACCTAAATAAAGTTTATTTTGATAGCCTTGTAAATACCAGGCATTTGAGTTTTCGAGTAACTTTAAATAGGGGTTAGCCACAACATCATTAATTGCGAACCAACTGCCACTTATGTTACCCATTACATTTCCAGTTCCATCAAAATTTTGCCCGAAAATTGTACGGATGTTAGCTAGTTTAGTAGCAGCAGCAACCGTACTTGTGGTAAATGCTAACTTACCGCAATAACTCATATTAGCTGAGTTAATCCCAGTATAATAAAATATATCACCCAAGGTACTGAACGCAAGTCTATTGTACCAACTTACATTTGGTGCTTTAATATCTAAAATAGTACCATAGTCTGCAGGTTTATTTAATGCAGAGTTGGACCAATATCCTGCACCAACTGAAGAAGGAAGTGTTAGTAAATCGGTTATTTGACCAGTGTCGCTTTTTAAAGCATTGTTTGTAACCGTTAGATTGACGTCTTTACTTCCATCAAATGCAACTGAACCGCCAGCATCACCAAGCAATGAGATAACTCGAGTGTTGGTTAATTTAGAGGCTGATTCTGCATGACCTGCATATAATCTTAATGCCCCATCTTTATAGATGTAAATCCAATTCTTAAGGAAAAATTGAATAGTATTCGTAACAGTCTGTGGCACGCCAATTAACAAATATGCACAACCATCATCTGAGGTTGGTTCTGTTTGGGTTAAAGAGCTGGCTGTAAACATATTTCCGTCAATCGTTCCCTTTAGATAGATGGGCTTGTAAAGAACTAATGATGCTATGCCTGTTCCTGCAATACTTACAGAATAATGAGCCTCATACATGTTAGCGTTGCTTGATGCCGTATTGGCTTTGTAAGCGGTTCCGCACCATAAAATTGATTGGTTAAATACAAATGGGGTTGTTAATGCGTTTACTATTAAACCATCATTGTCATATCCTACAATTGTGTTAGCGGCAATTGCTGTTGATCCAATTTTAAACACCCCATATCTCCTGTGTGTGAAGTTATCAGATGAATCGTAATTAGCTTTTGCCCACCATCCGGTAAAAGAAATCCCATTGATGCTTGCATTAATTCTATATGTGAGTTGAATTATATTTCCCGCACCGTAATGTGTTGTTAATCTTGATGTTCCTCCATAATAAAGGTTTATGGCCCCTGTTGTCACCCCTCCAGATAAGGTTAAATTTAATGTTGCAGAGCTAACTCCGGCAACTGGTAGCCAGTAATTAATGGTTAGCCCATCATACAGCTCAGTGACTGAATCTAACACTCCGGTCCAGCTTGATGTGGCCGCGGTCTGTGTTCCTATAACAAGTGCCACAAGAGAAGATGGTTTATTTAATATTTTGCTCCAATCATTCAAAGTAACAATACCACCTGTGTCATTTTTCATAAAAAGAGATTCATACCCGGACTTGTAGTTTAACGCTATTTGTCCGTGTGGTAAATCTATCGGGGCACGAGCTCGTACCCCGTCCAACATGTTGTTTCTTATATGAAGTATGTCCATGCAAAATTATTAATAAGTTCCACAATCTATTACATTAGACCAAACAGCGGTTCCATCTGCCGAATAAACCAATATATTACCAGCAGCCCCGGCTGAAGGAATATGTTTGTTACCGGATGTGGTAGGGTGAACATAGTTATTAGCTCCAGTAGCTATTCCATCCAATTTGGTTTTATCTGCACTAGACATAAATCCATTTACAGCAGTAGTTGCTGCACCGTGTGCTGTACCTGTTGCTCCAACGTGTGAAGAAGGAGCTGCATCAGTAATTCCAAACCCAGCTAATGTAGTAGGATTTGTTCCTCCTGTTACGTGTCCTGCCGCATTGACTGTTACACTTTTAAAAGTTCCGGCAGTTACACCACTGTTTGGGTGAGTGTAATTGTTTGCACCTGCAGCAATTCCATCTAATTTAGCTTTATCAGCCGCACTCATTAAACCAGCTATTGACGCTGTTGCAGATGGAAATGTAAGTGTTGTATCTGAATCTACACCAGTTTCAGGGTTGTAAGTTGTTACAGTTATTGTGTTATTGGTTGCAGAAGTAGCAACAGCCCCTAAGGTAGATACATAAGAAGTGATATTGCCTAATTTACTAAAGTTTGATTTAGACATCAAGCCGTCATTAGTTGCACTAGCTAATCTTCTAAGTTCCGTAATAATAGCATCTAACCCACTTACCAAAGATGTGTTATTTGTAACATTTCGCCAATGAGTTCCATCGAAAACCAAAACATCACCAGACGCTAACGCTTTACTTGCTGTAGCAGAAGGATTATAGCTGGCAATTGCCGCATCTGAACATTCGTACAATGCACCTGCCCCTCCTGTTCCTCCACCTCCTGTAGCACCACCAGCTCCATAGGCAGACACTTCACCAACTGAATAAATGCTATAGTTAACCTTTACTTTGTATGGATCAGCTTCTGTTCCTGTTCCTTCAAAGGTAAATGCATTTTCAAATGGTATAATTCTATCATTAAGGTTTTTACCCTTAGCTGCAGAAAGTGGTTTAGTTGTGCTGGTATCTGTTAAGGAATCTACCGTGTTAAGCTGTATGCTATCAGTATTAACGGTAATACCATCATTGGCCGAAGCTACATTTAAGGTAACATTGGCCGATAAAGCACCGCCACCTGTTAAACCATTACCTGCTGTAACAGTCCTAGCATTTGGAACCTTACCATCATTAAGAGCTTTACCCTGCGCTGCGGATAAAGGTTGAGTTGTTGAAGTACTTGTTAAGGTGTTAACAGTATTTACTTTTACTCCTGTAGTACCAACAGTTAAACTATCATCTGCATTATCCACAGCTATTTTTACTGACTTTGTACCATCTCCTGCCGTAGTTGTTACTTGTGTCAAACCATTTCCAGCCAAAGCTGCAAACATGTCGATTAGAGTTGTTGCACTATCTGGTATGGCATTAAGGAAACCTTGTAGCTCCGTCCACTTGTTTATAACAATATCGGCATCATTGGTCCCAGTAAGAAATGTCTTTAGTGTATTCGCCACTTCAAGTACATTTCGATAACCAACGTCTGTAAGCATTGCCCCTCCCGAAAGTGTGTTGATAAGGTTCTCAACAAAGGCACGTCCTTTAAACTCAACTATTGCACCAGATGAATCCTTTAAAAAAATAGTTGGGTCCGTTGCAATGTCATTAATGGCAATTTGCCCGTTCAAAAGAACTGTTGGAGCCTTTGCCAGTGTTCCACCAACCACAGTTGGACTTGATGATCTTAGATGCTGTATTTTCTGTATTTCAGCCATGTTTTAGTTTTTTTTTAGTATGTTCCTCCATTAATATTTATAGTCATTCCATATAATTCTCGACCCTTATTCGCACTTAGTGCTTTGCTTTTCGAAGTAGAAGTAAAGCTATCTTCGATGTATTCATCTATTCCTATAAAGTAGTTGACGGGGACAAAGTCGTAATCTTCAATGCCGTCTCTAAATTCATATTTTGTATAAGTAGTATCAGTTGGGTTGGTTCTAAGAGTTACAGACAATCCTACGTATCTCAATCCTTTAGGCACTCTCAACTTGTAATCTTCGGGGGTTTCTATAATCCTGCCAGATGAGTCTGATAGACCCCTTCTGAAAAAATCATACAATCTTGCAACCCACTCTCCATTTACTTTCTGCAATACGCTACCATCAGTAGCATTGAATACACCGTCAGAAACATCTACCAATTCCCACAATGCAGATGCTGGTCCACCTCCTGCACCTCCAGTACCTCCTGCACCATATGCTGACAATTCCTTTTCGGAATAAACGGATTCGCTCAACTTTAATGCTCCAGACAGCTCATCCCATGTAAGGTTTGCACTACCTATACTAATTCCTTTAGGAAATGGGAATGGTTGTGTGGCTGTTTCAGCGAAGTCTTTTTTTAGGTATAAATTGCTTTGTTCGGATGAACCGCTGTTTATGAGTTTGCTTATCTCAGTTATTGTACGCAAAGCCGAAAAGACATTAGAATCAGTAGCGACCGTCTCATCAGCATTTTTTATTAGATTTGTTATTGCGCCTCCACTGCTTGGCGGAATTGTTCCCGGCTTAAGTCTGAATATGATTTGATCTCCAATAATCTCATATTCTATATCACCGTTTATTTCGTCAATATTATAAGCCATTTTACAATTGCTTTAGTAGGTCAGTCACTACAGCCTTCATGTTGCTACTCATTGGCTGATTTTCGAATATATTGTACACAAGGGAAGCAGCCATATAACAGACTGGCAAGAATAGTTCCTGTTTAAGGACGGTTACAGCTTCTGCGCTTGTGCTTATTGTAGGCACGTAAATAAATTGGGATAAAGTACTAGATGGAATACATTCCAACGCTTCATCTGCCCCATTGTAAGAAAAGAAGCATGCAGGTTTGTTAACACCTGGCTTCGTGAATTGATTCTTAGCTACTTTGTATTCAATACTATTCAGAAGTAAAACCTCTGATACCGCCCTGGTCCATGTAGCTAGCTGAACATAGGCAAGCCTTGAAAAATCCTCCGGGAGAGGAATAAAAGTGCTTCCGGCTACTGTTGCAGTAACCGGGGTAGCACTTTTAGTGTTTATATAACGCACAGGGGCAACAGATAGAACAAGGTTAGAGGCATCCGGAATTACACTCTCGATGTATGTGTCAAGTTTTACTGTATCTTCGGAAAGAAGTGTGAGTGTTTCCTCTGCTCCTGCCTCATTCATTATGGCTCTCACCTTAGTTGTTATATCCTGCGCTGTCATTTTATTGTTCCAGTTTTAAATTGGGGAAAGAAACGTTCAATTCCGTAGCTCTAGCAATAACAGCCTCCGGATTATTCAACCGTTGGTAAATCACGTTATACGGTCCACCTTTTAGGACATTCTTTGCTTCTGCCAGGCTAGTCACTTCATCAAATACAGTTGGATCAAACTCCTTCTTTTCTTCTTCTTTGACTTCGCCTTTTGTTTCAACTAGCTTGTAAGAAACACCGAATGAATCCAATGATTCTAAAGCCTCTTGTTCCTGTTCACTATTGGTAACGTAAGTATGATTTGCTTCTAAAAAGTCTACATACTTAACGATCTTACCGTTCACCACTACTGGAACGGTAAGATTGTTGTTTGCTTTATAGGTCTTGATCATTACGCAGCAATTGGCATTACTCTTACGTGAGCATCCGGATTCTGTAAAATGATAGCTGATATCTCACTGATAGTACGAGCATCAACATCGCTTTCTCCAGACTTTCTAAGGTCAAGGTCGAGGGTTTTAAGCTCATGAACACTGATCTTACGTAGGTAGTTTGGATCAAAAATCAATCCGTTTGCAGAGAATCCCATTTCGTCTAATGATTCATCATGAACCAGGTGCAATGTTCCGAAGTTCGTTTCAATAACTTTGAACTTGATACCCCATCGTGTCATGGTCTTTTCATCGTTCATTGTCTTGTCGATAGTCATTTTAGAAAGGTTAGCCATAAGGTCAGAACCTACAATGAAAATCTTCTCACGATTCCCGGCATTACCAGTAAATGACTTCTTACATAGTTCGACCAACATGTCGTTATCAAACTGTGTATCTAATGCTGATTTACCATACAAGAAGGATTTACCTGCTTGCCACCAAATACCACCAGTCATGAATACTTCTTTCTTCTTTGCGTCATAGATGATTCTCTTAGCACCAAGCCAAAAAGATTTATTCATACCACGCTTCATGTCGAAGATTGCTTCTTCTTCCAAGTCAGAGAATGACCAGTCAGCCTCTTTGTCTGCCATTTTCGCAAGAGTAGATTCTTCAATCTGCGCTCTAAAAATCTGCAAATACTGTTTCCTCTTTGTCGGAACGGCTGCGTAAGTAGTTGTTCTCATGTCAGTTTCGTTGTGCGCTCTACCTGCACGAATTAGAACTTTTTGATCCGCAATTGTTGGCATTGCATTTTCAGTAGCACCAATCACTTTTCCGTTTACAGGCTTTACAATCAGCTTGCCATCGGCAGCTTTATCCACAATGTACAACTGTAGAAATTCTTCTGTCTGTGCAGTCCCTGCTTCATTCCATCCCTTTACGCCAGGAACAATGACAGTTTCGTAAATAGAGAAAATAGCGTTGTTCGTTGTGTTGATTGTTACCTGCGGAGCACCAGTTACAGTTTCCTCCGTATAAACACCGGACATCTTTGCAGCTGATGGGATGGTATCGGTAGAGTAGTACTCGTGAATCTGCGATTTAGACGAACGTCTTGTCGCATAACGAGCCAACTGTTCCAACGGGTTACCCATAGGTCTAATCTTAACAACTTTTCGTTCAATGTCGTTAAGAAGTAAACTGTCTACATTCTCACGAATTACCTGGGTTGTTACTGTTTCACCCGTTACGGCAACACCACCACCTGCCATAGCCGTAGCATCGGCAGCCAAAACAGAACCATCCACGACACCAAATGCCGCACATACTAACATGATAAGCAGCATTACTAAGCCGCCTCCTTTCAAAAAATCAAACTTTTTCATATATTCCTATTTAAAATGTTAATCAAAAAAATTCTTTTTAACTGGCCTTGTCATAGGCTTAGGCTTTCCACCTTTAGAAGTGTCGGAAAGATTCGGAAGAGAATCGCCTTGTTCGGCTTTGTTCTCTAGTTCGATCTTTTGGTTTCTTCCCTCTACTAGACCTGCATCGGCAGCTTTGCGCACATCCGTTTCGTATGAAAGACCTTTGTAGAATATCTCTAAAAAGTCACGTGTTAGCTTACCCATGAACCCGGCTTCGAGAGCCTCGTACACCTTTCCGAGGAATCCCTCGAAATGGTCATCATCCATTCCTTTTTCTTCTTTGAAAGACGACATACCTTCTGCAGATTTTTCCAAGTTGGCTTGCTGTTCCTGGTATAGTTTGTCGCTTTCAGCAGCTTTGTTTAGAAACTCTTGATTTGCTTCTGCGATTTTTGCCAAACTCTCCTCGTCAGCATCAAGCACATCTTTGCCGTAACGCTTAACAAATGATGTAGAAACATCTCCACCCTCAATTGCATCATTAAGCAAGGCTGCAAACCGAGGATCTTTTTTAAACATTCCCGACAACTTAGCGTCAGATTCCCGATGCTTTGTTAAAGCGGATTCCCGGTCGTCGTCGTCTTGCAAGAAAGCTCCATAACGGGCTTCTTCATCTTCATAATCGACATTACCTCTCCTGGCTTTCATTCTGGCTAGGTATTGCTCCCGATTAGATAACTTTTTTTCTTCCTGTACCTGTTCTTCTTTTTCCATGCTATTTTATTTTGTGAAATCACACGAACGAAATAAAGGATGATAGAGGCTTATTCTAATCCGTAAATTAGGAATCAATTGCATTTGTGGTTTTAAATAGTTATCCTCGTTGACATAATACTAAATCCTATATTATGAAACTTGATTTTATTAACCAAAGGAACCAGGACTTCATGGAGAGTTACAATCGTGTCTTAAAGGGGTACGGGAAGATGGCTCCATTCATAAAAAAAAATAGGTTGATCATTGAAGCATTGGAACAGCCTGCCAAAAGATTTTATGTAACACACGATCAATGTGTGATAATAATTAGGCAGATGATCAAAGGAGAAAGTACTTATATTAAATCAAGCCTAAAGCTGGAAATGTACAACGAAATTCTAAACCGGGTAAAGCGAGAACTAAGCATAAGACCTACCAGGGGGTTGTATGGGGCAATAGATTATGTACTTAGTAAGCCTGCGCCAAAATTCTACATGACAAAAGGAACAGCCGAACTACTATACTACAAACTAATTAAAAAAAGATGAGTTACTTATTTATAGCGATGCTTACAGCCGTTTATTTTGTATTCGACACATCTTTAGGTTATTCGCTTACTTCGCCAATCTACACACATTTCACGTATGTATTCCAACATGCCGGGTTATTACACCTGGTAGCAAATTCAATATCTTTTCTCTCTTTTTATAATTTACTACACAGGGTCAGTAACGCTTTTTACTATCCTTACTTAATCGCTGTACTGGCTTCATTTTTCTCCGAGTACGACAAAGTTACCGTAGGTGCATCCGGAATGATTTACGCAATGATAGGAATGACAATCGGGCACGCATTTAAAGGAGAGAAATTAAAGATTACAAGCAAAAAGAAATTCGCACTTATGATATTACTCATACTTGTGTCTTTGCTAATTGGATTCTTTAATGGCAGCAACAACGTAGTGCATATAATTTCACTGATACTGGGAATTATTGTTGTTTTATGAACGTAAAAAAGGTAATAGAGGAAAACAACCGGAGGCTACACGAAATAAGAAAGGTGTACGATCCGGTAACCGGGGAGGGTAGCGATACATTTCCCAGGGTTAAACTTGTTATCCCCGATCATCCTATACCGGAACAGTATATCCCGGAAGCTATGTATAAGAATGAATCCTTATGCAAAAAGCTACAACGTGCAGGATCAATAGAAAAGCTACTCGAAGAACAGGGAGAAGAATCATCGATAGAAAATATAAAATTGATATGCGTAGGTCTTCACGAGATAAGGATTAAATACGACTTCGAGTATTACGCATACATATCCCTGGTCATACAGGATAAAATTTCTGGTGGAGATATACCTTTTAAAGCCAACCGGGGACAACGTAGACTTTTAAAACAATTGGAAAAGTTACGTATGGCCGGGAAGCCGATAAGAATTATACTCTTAAAGGCTCGTCAGTGGGGTGGTTCAACACTTACACAGCTTTATTTCTTATGGATTCAGCTAGTACATGTAAAGAACTGGAGTAGTATTATTTGTGCACACAAACAAGATGCAGCGAGAAATATCCGGGGTATGTTCGAGAGAGCCGTAAAGGACTATCCGGAAATAAACGGGCCAATCCAACTTACGCCATACCAAGGTACGCAAAACATCAAGGAAGTAAAATCAAGGGGTTGCCGTATTACGGTAGGTTCTGCAGTTGAACCGGATTCTGTTCGATCACAGTCTGGTTACCTGGTCCACTTTTCGGAAGTAGCATTCTTCCCTCGCACAGACAACAACAAGCCGGAAGAACTTATAGGCTCTGTAAGTTCTATTATCCCACGTGTTGCCAATACGGCCATTGTTTACGAATCAACAGCAAAGGGTATTGGAAACTTCTTCCATACTCAATGGCTCCTTGCAACAGAAGAAAATCCGGCAAAACGTGTATCAATTTTCGTACCCGTATTTGTTGAATGGTTTCTAATTGATATATACTCCGAAGAACTCCATGTTCCAGAGGAAGAATTTATAAAATCCATGTCGCCATACGAATGGTGGTTATTCAATAAGGGTGCAACATTGCAGGCTATAAACTGGTATAGGGGAATGCGAGGGCAGTTACCTAGTGATTCATCCATGAAAGAAGAATACCCAAGTGATGATGTAGAGGCATTCCAAAACTCCGGTCAGCCAGTGTTTGACATGGAAGATGTGGAAAATCTACGTAAAACATGCAAGGCTCCAATAGCCGTTGGAGAACTCACAGCCAAGAAATCAGCATCGCAAGCCAAACTAAAAGTTGAGCTAAGAAAAGATGTGCTAAAAGATATAAAGCTCGTAGAGAAAAAAGACGGGTGTTTAAAGATATGGGAATATCCGGAAGAATATATTAAAAACAGGTATGTCGTATTTGTTGATACTGGGGGACGAGGAAAAAAAGCCGACTACTCTGTAATAACTGTTTTTGACCGTTACTGGATGATGTACGGAGATGTTCCGGTAGTTGTTGCACAATGGAGAGGACACGTAGACCATGATATACTTGTATGGATGTCAGCACAGATAGCAACCTATTACGGCAATGCTTTACTTGTATTTGAAAGTAACACTCATGAAACGGACAAGGGAAAGGGAGATACAGACGGGGACCATACAGAGTTTATATTCGATACGATCTCACAGTATTACGACAACTTATATAGCCGTACTCCGGCAGATAAGATTATAGAGGGGGTTCCTCCTGTTTGGGGCTTCCATATGAACAGGTCTACAAAGACTATGGTAATTGACACATACACGACTATACTTCGTGAAAACGGGTATATAGAACGGGACGAAGAAGCCGTCAATGAAGCCAGGTGGTTTGAAAAGAAAGAAAACGGATCATTTGGGGCTATAGCCGGGAAACATGATGATGTTTTGATCACTCGTATGGCAGGGTTGCATATCTGTTACGAATTGCCCCTACCCGTACTGCAAGATAAATTGGCAAGATCGAAAAAGAAAATAGTAGTAGGAGAATCAACTTTTTAATAAAAAAACAAAATTATGAACATTACAGCATTTATCAAATCGTGGTTATTTTTAGCTAAACAGTCAGTACGTTTATGGATGGCAATCAAGTTATGCGACCTAAAGCAATCAGCGTTTAATCGTAGATACTTTGTTATCCTGGATGCAAACGACAAACTGATCTCATTATCCAGGGAGGACGTAAACAGAATGAAGCGTAGGCGCATGATCAACAAGGAAGTTACTCATACAAAACTCATGGAAGATAGTTTCTATTACACGAAGCTATCAGATAACAACTCTATGACAAAAGCGGAAATGTTGAAGAAAAAGAAACTCTACTTCCAGTATGTTTCATTAAAGAATCGAAAATAATCTACCAGTTGTAGAGTATGCGCAAATTAATCCCTATACTCGTAGCGTGGTTTTTCAATTTATGTTAATGTTGAAGGATAAAGCCTGCTACCTGTGAAGGCGGCAGGCTTTAAAAAAAGATATTTATATATAATTTACAAACAAGTATTTAATTTGAATCATTAAAAAAGCCCCAGTCTGTGAAGATCGGGGCTTTTTGCTTTTAGTTTAATTTCGATTATCTATCTCTTTCAGCTTTTCAAGCATCCTTGATTTAAGATCATTCATCGTTTCAACAATTTCGCTTCGTTTATCTTTAGGGACATCCTGCGATTCTTTGTTTAATGATTCAATATCTTTAGTATAATCTTCAATCAGATACATTCTCTCTCCAATCTTGCCGGATTCCAGCTCTGCAATCTTAGAAGATACTTTCATAGCCTCAATCACTGATAGATTGCTGTCTAACTTTTCTTCATAGCCTCTGATAAGATACTTCGTTTCTTTCATTTCCTTTACAGCTTTGAAATAACGGTCGTTAATCTTTGACATAGCTCCGTTAGACTTTCCATCATCAATGAATCTGTTCAGAATTGGGGTTGTTCTCCATCCCTGGCTTTCGCTCCAATCAAAGTTATCTTCTCCGGTTGCTATATCTTTCGCAATCCCTACCCCATTGGCTGCTGTTTTCATTAGCTGATTCGTAGTAGACCACAATCCCCCGAAGTAAGATTCAAACAAATGTTCGAATGCAGCCGGGTTAGAAAAGTTTACGGGTGTTCCGAATATACCCATCGCCTTATCATAGCCTCCCTTTTTAACATCATCCCCACCGGAAACACTGTTTAGCAATTGGGAAACATAGACCGGGATCACGTTGGCATTCTTATACACTTTCAGATATTCCGGATCAAACTCATTGAACGGAGTAACCCTTGCGATTGGCTTGCCTGTAAAGTCTTTATTTGATCCGTATGATTGATAAACAGGAACAAGGGCATCCGGAAGAAGATTACCCAAGGTATCACCTCCACCTACAGGGTTAAGAGGCAGCATATCCATAAACGACAAAGCCATATTAAGAAGCGATTCGCCCATGTGATCCGATCCGGTAGCCATTCTGTACAATTGATCTCCAAGTCCGTAGAAAGCCCTTAATTCAATTGGTAACGGTATCTTAACGAAGCCATCCCCCATTGGAATACATAAGTGATTCTTACGAACGTAATCCGGAAGATTGTTGTATCTCTCCAAATCATCATCATCACCAAGCATAGACACAATAACCGGAATCAGATAGCCAACAGAAGCGAATCCCAACATGGCAGCCGATGCTTTAACAGGTTCTTTCTTGATCAGGGTAGCGGCATTACTTAGTGATTGGATTGCAGCATTAAAGAATAAGTAAGCACCTCTAGCAAACCCGGCTCCATGGGAACCCGAACCTTTACGGTTAAAGTTTACGGTTACTTCCTTTGCATCGTTTACCGATTTTAGAATAGTACGTCCCGATTGTCTGCTCGTCATGTAAACAGAGAACCTGGATAAATCCTCCGCCCATCTTGCGCCATTTGAGAATATATCTACAACATTCATGTAGCTATCCTTTATAGACGCTTTCGTTCCAACTTCAACACTCCGGGCAATCATCTTTTTGTACTTGTCAATATTGTACAAAGCCGTATAGCCTGTTTCACCCCCATTCTCCAGGAACTCTTTTAGGAATACATCCGCTTCATTGTTGTAGTTTGGTTTCCCTTTCAAAAATCTACCAAGTGCGCCCCCGGCTTTTCCTCCGAATACATTCTTTTCAAACTTGAATGTGTACTTTGATCCTTCCTTTACGGAAAGAGCCGTAGAAGCAAACACAACGTCACGAACAAGGTTACTCGCAATAAAGGACGGGTTTCTAGTGGTAAAGTTTGCGGCCATCTGTCTATTGCTCCATGCAACAGCTTTCATAAACTTGCTTTCCTGTCTACCAGTGTCGTTTAACCCATTTATAGCCTGCGCAACACGAGGATCACCATGTACCAGGATAAAATGTTCCTCTCCGTTCAACATAGCCCTTACCATGTGTTCGCTCGTTTCAACTTTTGATATCTTATATCCTGGCTTCAACTTCTTTGTACCCTTGAAGGCTATACCCTGTGCTTTGAGTTCTTCCATCTCAGCCTCAAATTCCTCTACATTTGCTCTATACTCATCCATATTCTCCGAATACTCCGGGAATACAGCGTCATAAATCGGTTTATTTGTTTCCGGATCAATCTGTCCGTTGTCTACATACCAGGCTTTGTTTACGGTCATGTAGTCAGATGGATTGTTTTGCGCCAATCTCAATAGGTGCAACTTCATGATGTTTTTGTTTCCTCCTACAATAGAACTTCCTGCGGCTGAAACAATGTGAGCGAATGGGGTTTCGGGTTTACTCTTACGTCCATACGCTTTCTTTAGCGGATTATTAAAGGGGCTTACCTGTTCTGTGAAGTATTCGTACACGTCAGCGGCTGTATCTTCCGCAAAGCCTCTTAATGGTACATAATACTCGTACATCCCGTTGATCTTGTTATAAACTTCTTTGTTTATCATTCCACTATCAAACCACTTCTTTAATGAAGCCTTTGTAGCTGCATTGATTGACTTCCACAGCTCTTTCGTTTCGTTTTCAAACCTACCCTCTGTTATATCAATGTATTCCTGTGCGGACATCTCCAATTCTTTTTCAAGGGCTGTTATCCCGGCAAAGTCCCTTTTAGCTAATCTCTGTCTTATCTTTTCAATAGGGAACATTGATAAGCCCTCTATCTCCGAGAACTTCCGGGTTCCTATTTCTTCAAGCAAAGCGGCTTTATCTTTAGCAACTCTAGCCTGGAACTTTTCAGAATTGGAACGTATTGCATCCGGAAGCCATTCCAGGTAGGCATCATTCTTTTCAAGAGCATTGACTTCATCCAACAAGGCATTGATTCTAAAATAGTCATTACGTTCAAGACCATGCTTTGCTATCACATAGTTTTCAACCTCCGGCATTGAGTAACCTTTACTGATAAAGGCTTTCACATTCTCCATCATCTTGTTCGTGTACAATTCTTTGTACTGTTCTATCTCGTATGTGTTTCTGCTTGATAGAGTATTCTCAAAGATGTACACATTCATATGATCCGGCAGCTTCTTTCCTGTGTGTTTCTCCAATAACTCTTGCAACTTCTTTACAGCTAACATGCGATCCTGGTATCCCTCTTGCCATTGGAACGATTTAGATTTAATGGAAGCGTGCATCTCAGCTTTTATCACCGGATCATCGCTCATTTCATCCATCGTATCATTCAATGTAGCCGAATCTCTAAACACCCGGTCAAATGATTCGGTTTCCTTTTTCACTGATTCAGCTTTAGACATCTTTCCCATGATTTCAAAAGCCGTATCACCGTCTGTCAGTCTGTTTTTAGACTTCCACAACAGATTCATTATATCCCCGTCAGTCATTTTAAGTTTGACACCCAACTTTCTCATTGCATCCTTGAATGCTGAAACGATACGCTGAATAATACCTGGATCACTCATTGTTTCAGCCATGGTAGAAGCGTATTCTTCCGCACTTAAAACTTTTGATCCGTACTTCTGGTTTAAAACAACCTGCAAATCTGTTGGAAGAGAATCAAAGATACTTTCCATAGTGGGTGCAAACTCACTTCCTAACAACTTTCTCAATCCAAGATGGCCAACAACCTCATGTAATACTGTTTTCTGTGCATCGGCTACACTTCTGTTTTTCTGAAAAACAATTACCACTTCCCCCGTTCTGGTATCGTACCATCCCCTAGACTTACGCATACGCTTTTCAATATCCCTGTCTTTGTCTGATATCTCATTTACATCACGAACAATCCGAACAGGAGTATTTAATAACGATGACAGAGTTTCGATTTCAGATAAAATATTACCTTGCTCCAATGTTGGATTTTCAAAACTATTCACTATATTTGTGGCAGACAATAGAGCTTCTGGGTATCCTTGTTTCACCGATTCGTTCGGAAAGACGAAAGCCACGTCAGCGTGATTAGTACGCTGTTGGTCAAGGAAACTTAGGAGCTTTTCTTTATTTGAATAAAGCATCTTTCCCCCATTAATCCAGTCAACTATACTTTCACTATTTTTGGGAAATACATTTCTTACGCTATTTATTTCGAGCACATGCCCTTTTATTTTTGGAGTAATTGAAATTCCAACAAGAAACTTTTCTCCATTATGTTCAAGTTCGGTGATTATATTTTGGGCTTTCTTTTCATCTCCATATTTAAAAATAGCGATAGGATTGGCTATTGCGTTTGGCAGTCCAACAACTTCAGATATATCGTAATCATGTTTTCCGGAAGTGGATTTGTAGCCTAATCTTTCAGACTTTAATTCAATTGGGAAACTGGGTATACCTGCACTCAGAAGGGCTTCACTAGGCATACCCAACTTATAAATATGATCTTTTGGAAGTACACCCTCAATCTGTTGAATCAATTCCTTATTAAACTGATCGTTAATATCATGAATAATACGAACCGAATTATTCTGTGAAGGATATAACTGTTCTACCTCTGATGAAATATTCCCAGGCTCTAAGTCTGAATTATCAAAACTATCTAGTATATTTGTGTCATGTCCGAACAACTTTTCAACCTCAGCGGAATTGTACCGCTGTTTGGAAAGCCATTCGGACATTCGTTGTTTATCCGCATTTTCTTTGTAACGAATGTCATCATTGTATGAATCAAAGTTTCCGTTGTTATCCGTTGATGATTTTATTTGATTCTCATTGAATGGTCTAATTTCACTTAGAAAATCATCGTCCAAACTATTTGAATCAGAGAAAAAGCCTTTATAAATAAAGCCATCATAGCCTTGACTTTGTGCCCACTCTACAAAATCCCTATTATCTGCAATTAAAAACGTTTCCGTGTATGCCTCTTTTAGTGCGCTCTTATTGTCCTTAGCATCTTCAAGCACTTCTTTAAGCGTGGCATGATCTCCAGAATACATCCATCTGACGGACGAAGCGATAGATTCGAATACATTTACAGGTAATAAACTTTTCAAATCATATATTGTTACAGAGCCGTATTCGTCACCAATGCTTAAAGGATTCTTTGTGTTTACAAAAGCATCTGTAACCACACCGTTTTCGTGATCTTCGCTATATACGGTTGCAGCCTCCTTGCTTGAAGTGAATGTTGGCGTATTTAGCTTTGTAGAGTATGAGTTTTGACTTGCGTCATGACCTCTATACATCACCAACGGTTCCCCGTTCTCATCTACAACTTTTGAAGAATTAACTTTCAATATTGAAATTAATCTTTTATCTTTGATGTCGGAAAGGGGTTGGTTGCTTTCTTCTCCCGATTTTTGTATTTCGGGTAAAGTTGATAGCAGTTTGCCCTTTTCTATTTTAGTCAACTTATGATCATAGTATCTTTCTCCATTTTTTGAAACAGCGACTACAGCCTTTACAGTGTAATCAGCATCATTTATTTTTAATCCGCACACGTAGTAATGATAAGCAGAAACATCCGGAGCTTTTGAATCCTCGTTTTCTAGTTCCTCAACAAATATGGAATCTTCAATAATTTTTGGTATAGCGGCAATACTCTGCAAATGTTCGATATCTTTATAATCATGCTGTAAAATTTCTCTTATACCGCCACGCTTTGTTCCAGCTGAAACAATGATAGATGCTCCGGAATCTTTATTTGTATACTCTCCACGAATAGTTTTTCCATATTCTAAAGCGTTTTTCTTATACTGTTTAAGGTCATTACTAGGTTCAATCTCATCTCCAGTAATTTCTACCGGGTTACTTTTACGCAATTTCTCAATCCGATAAGCCTTTTCCCAATCTCCAAACCAATCTTTAAATGCTTTAGTACGAACATGCAACCACTGTTTTTCATTTAAAATTGAGCCTTTTCCGTTCGGAGCTTTCAAGAACGTTCCATTTTTTTCAGCTTCCGCTTTGATTTTGTCAGTTTCGGAAGCGCCATCTCTGAATAATATTTGATTACCGTCTTCATCCTCTTTTTCCTCGATTGTCTGGAAGAGCTGGTCAAACTTCTCTCCTATTACAGGTGATTCAGTTTCATTTGGGTATGGATAAGAAGAGATGTCGAACGCACCACCTTCCGACCACTCATTCATGCTTTTTACGTTGGCCAGATAATCATTTTGCTCATTCCTCGAATTGAGTTTATCTATAACATAACTCTCAAAAGCTCTCGCTGCCATTTCCACATTCTGCCCCCAATAGGCTTTTGACCTGGTAGCATCCAATCTGTTTGACCTTCTTCTCATATCTGATTCGTAGATAGTAGCCACGAGGTCTTCAAAGGCATTCAAAAGCTCTTGTCTTGTAGTGTCGTTATTCCTCTTGTTGGCATTCTTTGTCATGAATTCGCCATTCTCACCTCTTCTTTTTGAGAAATAATTATCAAGAGCGTGGAACCATTCATGCGCTAAAGACCCTGCTCCCTTTGTCTTCGTAAGGTTTATAACAACTTTGCTTGGTTCGTAATGAGCAGACGCTTTGCTTCCACCCCTTGCTCCGAATGCAAGGCTTAATCCTCCTCCTAAAGAGAGTGCCTTTGGAGATACACCAATGATTGAAGATAAGTCCATGAGTGCATCATACGCATCATTTAAAGCACTCTGTCTTTCAGATTTATTGACCCAATTGCCAAATTCTACTCCTCTAAATCCAAATGTATTCCCAAACAACTCCGGGGTAACATCCTTTTTGCCTCTCCAATCCGTTCCTTTCCTTGTTCTGTTTGATTCTCGTCTTTCTTCTGGGTTGACATTCATCTTCTCCCAGAGCTGTACAAGTTCTGCATTGTTGTCTTTTAGGTATTGAACCACCTCCTTTTGCTCATTGAAATCCTTGCTTAGTTTTACCGGGTCTTTACCTGGAATCGACTTCCCAATATAATACAGTCCAGATTTGCGGCTTCTGTAAATTGATAGCTTTACCTCTTTTTTAGCTTTTGGTTGTTCCAGAAGTTCGGCAAGCATATTTACGATCTCTTTATAGTCCTGAGATTTCTTAACAACATATTTTCCTTTCATCAAATAAAACCATGAACCATTCCAAAGTTGAGTTATGCTATATTGTCCTAATGTGACAGGATTATTTGGAAATCCCATCTTCTTCATAATATCCATGTAAGCTGTCATTTCTAATTCAACAACAGGGTTGTATCCGCGCATCTTATTTATAGCATCCTCCATCAAATTAGGAGAAGACTTCCCGTCAACCGTTTCATTGAACATAGTTATAACATCGTGCACTCTGGACGCCCAATGTCCTGCTTTATTCGCTTGTCTTGGCTTTGATTCTATTTTATCGTATAAGTAGCTCATATAGATAGCTTGGTTCTCTGTAATCACACCCTCTTCAACTAACTTTTTAAAGTCTGGTCTTGGAAATGATTTAGACAACGGGAGTTCTAGGACATCATCTTCAGTTACCCGGCCCATTCTATCCCTGTATTCTTTAACAAGATCTTTTTTTGCTCCACCAATCTTCTCTCCAAAGTCTTCGATTTTTTCAGCTTGTACTGAAACATCATTAGAAGGAGCTGCTTTGCTCTTTACCGATTTTGCTTTATTAGTCTCGCCACGCACTCCTAGAACCTCTTCACTGGATATAGGTTGTATGTTATTATCAATAGGTATTTGATCAGAAGGCTTATTCTTTGAATCTTCGACATCCAATTTCTTGGTCGCTTCTTTAGCTTCATCCATTACGGTAGGAACTGGTTGCTTTGCTTGTTCTTCTACAACTTCAACAACAGGATCACTCTTTACACCATCTTTAACCCATGATCTAAATTCATCTACCGACATTTCAGTGATTGAGCCTAATCCGGTCCATCCCTGCTCATAGTTTGCAAGGTATGCGGCTTGTGCCTCCTCGATTGAGTTAAAGCCCATCATAACCTTGTGTTCGTCAAAGCTGCCGTCTTTATTTATCTGGTCAACAACAAACACTTTGTCAGATAAAGGAGAATTTCCCACGAACACATCAACATGATCACCATCCTTGCCTTTTGTACCCTTGATATAGCCGTAAGAGTTTGCCATATCAATGGACCAGGGTTTTCCTTCTGCATCAACACCCGACCTTGTAGAGCCTTTCGGGTTTTCAATGGTAACATCAAAGCCATTAATGGAAACATGCCCCATTTTGTAATTCCCGGCTTCTTTCTGTGCTTCGGTTGGATCAATGTTTACCTGCTTTTCAGCTTGTGTTATCTCATGCGATTGGGCTACCTCCTTAATTACGTCCATCAAAGGACGGTTGTCTGATACGGCCGCATCAATTTCGGCCATCTCTTCCGGAGTATATTCTAGTTCTTCCGGCTGTTCTTGTTCTTGCTCCTGGAATTCTTCGGGTATAATCTCCGGTTGTAACTCTATTCCTCCGGTATCGGTTGCTGTATCGGTTGCTCCTGTGATTGGTTGGATTGCTGTTTCAGCTGCTGCTGTCTCAAAAATAGGTTGTTGAGCTGTTCTTTGAATCCCTGCTTTTTCAACTCTTGAAGCGAAGTCTTGATAGTTTCCTTGTTGTCTGATTCCATGTTGTACTATGTTGTTAATCGTTTGTAAATCACTTTCTCCTAAAGGAAACACGAATGTACCTTTTTCCAATTCGATACTAATCGCATCGTTCAAAGCCTCAAAGCTATCGAAATCATCCGGACTAAGGCCTGTTTCCTCGAAGAAATTAAGAACTGCATCCGGAACAGTGTACGAATTAAAGGGCTGCGCTTGTTTTTCCTGCTCACTTCTTACCCCTGCTTTCAAACCTGCAAGCACCAATTTGCCGGATGTGCTTTCCAGGCCTCCCACATTTTCCCCGGTCAACGCCTTTACAACCTCTTTAAATCGTCTATTCGTATCAATGGCGACTTGATTAGTCTTCTTTACGTTGTTGTTTGGGTGTGATAGGACAAACTCCACAATATCATTCTCTGTAACAGGAGTACCATACTCGGACAATTCAGCGGCAATAACATCTAACCCGGCTTTTCTTGCGTGATCTTTGTCCGCAAACCATGATTTTGCAATGGCTCCTGTTACGTTGTTCTTGTCAGAGTTCTCTATGAAACTATCTTTGCTGATCTTACGGCCAACAAGGGCAGCTTCCCAGGGCATCATTTGACTAACTTCAAACTCGTCTTTCACCTGGTCATACAAATCGGCTAATTCAAGCGGATCATTACTGTTTTGTGATATATGTACCCTACGTTCCGGCTCTGATAGCTGAGAAAGGTCAATATCTTGAATGCTTTCTTGATCATCTTCAAGCGGATCAGCCTGTTCAATCGGATCAACAACTTTATTGTTAGTATCAAAGACAGCCTTAAAGGAGTTTAGTCTATCAATCTTATCCTGCGCTACTTTCATTTTCTTTCTGCTTTCAATGGCAGACTTCACATTCTTTGCGCTTTCAAGTTCTTGATTGGCGAATTCAAGGTCCTGGTTAATGATATCAAGTTCCTCCCCGGGATATTCAGCCGTTAAAGCTGCAGCATATTCGAGAGGATCATCAATATTATCATAGTCTGCATTACCCTCTTTGTCCTTTAGGTAATCAATAACGGGAGAACCTGGTACGGCTTGTTCTTCTTCGACTGCAACACCCTCCTGTGCTAAAATAGGATCGTTTTTAGTTTCGTCTGCAGGTGGATTGATTACCGCATCTTTCGATTGTAGGTTAGGCATAACTTGTTCCCGAGGAATAACCCGACCATCTTCCATTTGAATAACGTCCGGTAGTGCAGTATCAACCGCAATACCTTCAACCATCTTTCCGGTACTGGGGTCCAGAAATTGAACGGGATCGCCATTTTCAATGGTAACTTCTTGCGCCATCTGTGAACTTTGATTGTTCCTTTGCTCTAGACCGTACATAACATTTTGAAGATGTTGTTGACGAAGCGCCTCCGAATCTTGAACATCCAACACCTCTGTAACCATCTTACTAGATGTTACCTGTGTATTTCCATCCTTATCTGTGTAATAAAGTTGATCACTTGAATTAATAGGATCGAAAACAGGTTTGCCGACTTCGTTTGCCGTTAATGAGATATCGCCTTTTGTGATATAGACTTCTTCATCCCCGATTTTAACCTGCTGAATCATGCCGTTCTCAGCAATCATTGGAGATAAATAACTGTCAAAGTTTCTCATTTCGGTATCAATAAACAACTGGTCCCGGTTTTCTTTATCCGCTTTATACTCCTCCGGAGAACGTCTAGCGTTATATGATAGACTTGATTGTAGTAAATCGGCAGCCGCTTTCTTTTGCTCCTCTGAATAATCCGGGGATTGAGAAACAGCTTCAAGCCAGGAAGCCTGTTCTTCCGTACTCATGGAGTTCAATCCGCTAACAACATTAGCTGCATTTTCATCCTGGAATAAGCTATCAAATGATTTTGTAGCTTTTCGTAGATCGTAACCCGTCTTAGCTTTGTCAGCTACACGCATACCGTAAGATGGTAACGACATAGCACTAAATTGAGCACCACCACCTGCACCATACACGAATGATTCTAACACACCCTCCATGGGGTTGAAGTCTGGCCTTGCCCCGGTAGCCCAATCCGTAATGTTTTCCGCTACCTGTGAAGCTATTTCTTCCGTTCCCTCTGCTACAGGTGGAAAGAATACGCCTAACTTCTTAGCATTGTTTCCAATCCATCCGGCTAAACCCTTTTGTAGTTGTGCTTGTGCAGCTTCCGAACCTACCTTAGAATACATTCCCTTTAGCCACTTACCAACAGGGACAGAACCTAAATACTCGCTTCCGGCTTCGGCCGTTCCGGTCAATAGGGCATTGATCATCTTCGGAACTTCGGCCATGTTTGGGTTGGATTCATCAAGGACATCATACTTTTCGTTTGCAGCGGACGCTCCAAGTGAGGGCACCCCTAGTGGACCAGTGAATGCAGCCATCATTGATGGAGCCAAAGACTCGCTTGCCTGCAGGAAAATATCACCAATGGCGGCAGCTTTGTCGTCTTTCCAGAGTTCTCCGAATTTCTTGCCTTTATAGCGATCGGAATCGGCTCTTAAGCCTGTTGCTACTTTCTTCGCTGACTTTGAAATATCTCCAAATGCCCCCGACACAGGTTTACCCGATTCAGAAGTATGAGCTCCGGACGTGTCACCTACTAAATCATTGATCTTTCTAGCCCCTTTATCCATCCAACCTGCCGTGTTGGACACATAATTATTCAAGCCGGCTCCAATCTTTTCAATAGTATCACCTAGGTAGGTATTCCAAAATCCATCTTCTTTGGGTTGCACCTCCTCTTTAGTATTAGGAACAGCCGGGGAAGTAGCTTTTATGATTGGCTCCTGGGCCACCTGTTCGGTAGAATCCTCTGCAAACAGATTGTCAACAAGGCTATCCACATCAACCTCGCTTTTCTTGCTAGCCAGTTGTACCGACTTTAATTTGCTTAAATCAATTGCCATCCGTTGTTATTGTTTTTAGTATAGTTTTAATATCATCCTTACTATATCCCTGAGACTTTAGATACTTGGCCATCTTTGTCTTTTGGGTGGCTTCATCTTTGTTTTGGTCAACAATGAGCTGCATATCCTTCATATGATCCTCCGGGATTGATCCTCCGCTTTGTTCTGCGGCTTGATCCATTGGACGAAGCGGACCATTACCTTTGCTGTAAGCAGGTGCAGCCAATTTGGTAAGCTCCGGAGAAATTCCAGAATCATCTACAGGTACGTTTGTCGCTTTAGTTTGTCCACTAGACATGGCATACATCAATTCCTTTGCCTTTTTAGACTTCGTCCAGTTCTGCTGAACAAAATTTATACGCTCTGATGGGGACATAGCATCATATTGCGCTCTCACATTATCACTAGTGAATACACTCTTATCAGAGTTTAGCGCATCAAATACCTGCGCCATTGATCCGGCAAGCCTATTCTTGTCTATCTGCAGAAATGAGCCGGAAGAAGGATCGTAGTACTCTACAATGTTTTTGTTAGTAGAAGCTGATTTTCCGGAAGAACCTGTTCTGCTAGCTCTCATATAAGCTGCAGCTTCCACTTGCTTATTGTGTCTTTCTGTTTCGGCCGCACTCTTCTTCTTTAAGTCAAGATCATTCGAAAACTTAAACATATCCACCTGATTCTTTGCGTCTGAAATCTGTTTCTGATTCTTTAGAGCTTTTGCTTTTTGAATTACAGAAAGAAGCCCGGCCCTATCCTTATCGTGAAGCATACGCCCCTGTACGTAGTCTTGCGTAGCTGCTCCATACAATCCTTGTTGGTATCGCTCATTTCTGGCACGATACAATTCACGAAATCTATTCGTATTTGCATCATTGCCCGGCTGTGCTGATTGAACAGGGGTAACATTTCCCCCGGCAAACCCGGCAGCACCTTGTCCGATAAGAGTAAGTGCGTCCGATATAGCTGCAAGGTTGCTTGCTTTCTTAACTTGCTTTTCGTCCAACTTTTCGGGAGCCTGTATCTTTTCCTTATAAATGGATTGAAAGAACGGTTGTGAATCGTTGGGGTTGTAACCCTTGTACACTTTTGCTATTTCATCCGGATTCATGTAGCTTGTAGCTGCATTATACGTATCATCGTCCATCCAATCCAATTCTACGGGCTTCACAGAGAGTTGAGAAGCCGGAATTTCCTGTTTTTGAGGCTTAATATCTAATATTCCCATGTTTTAGCCTCCAAATGATGTTGGGTACTTCGGTTGAGATACTCCTAGAGTTGGCATTCCCGGAGCCGCAAGAGCTTCCGTTGTCTTGTCAGCACGTGGGGTATTTAAGGCTGAATTGGCCATACTCCCCAAACTTCCGGCAGCTACATTTACTCCGCCCTGCATTAGGTTGGTCCAACTTGCTGCAGACTGTTGGTTTAAACTGTTTTGCTGCGACAATAGGTTTTGCCTCTGATTCATGTAGCGATTCATTACATTGTCCTTAAAGGCTGATCCGTTTGCAGCAATCTGCCCGGTAGCGTTCGCCAATGTATCGTTAGACTGTTGTTTTGCAGCTGCAACGGCTTCGGGAGTAGCACCCGTTACGGCAGCTCTCCCGGCTTCCGCTTTAGAAGTCTGCATAAGGTTGTCCTTTAGATTCTTTAGCAATGCCTGGTTGTCGGACCGCTGGGTAAAATCCTGGTAGTAATCCTTGTTGTAGTTGTTCTCTACTACTTCCTTTTCGTTGTTAAGTGCCTCTTGTTGCTTTCTGCGCTGTTGCCCTGCTTTAATTCCTCCTATAACAGAGGATGCAAGACCTAACCCGGCAGTGACTGCGCCAATGAATGCCGGAAGTACATCTAAATAGTGAAAGATTGATATATCCATACCGTACGTTATTAAGTGATTGTAATTACGTGAATGAAGAAATACAATTTACGAGCTACATGTTACCCGTAAATTTGCATTCTTCGCAAGGATTGAAGTAAAACTAAATACAACTACTTTAGTAATGGCAGGAAGAAAGAAAGGTGACGGTCTTGGAAGATTGGGAGGACGTCAGAAAGGAACAGAGAATAAGTCTACACGAAGCATGAAAGCCCTTGTAGCTGAATTTGCAGACGATAAGTTTGAGGATTACAAAAGAGCATGGGACGAATTAGAGGATAAAGATAAAGTAAGCAGCTTTAACAGTCTACTTAAATTCGTTATACCAACGGCCAGGGATGAAGCTGCAGATAATAAGGATCGGCAATCCGTTGATGCGCTATTCTCTAGATTGTTCGAGAAAAAGGAGTAGAATATTCTTTGTTACTCCTTCAAAAAAAGATTGTAATTTTGTTATAAAAAAATATTCATTAAAAATTTCTTTATTATTAATTTAATAACAATCTTATTGCTTAATATGTATTATTTGCTACATTTGCGAAAGTTAAAATAATATTGTATAATGAGCGTTGTTGAAAAAAAAATATATATAGACATCTTCGCTGGCTGTGGAGGTCTATCTCTAGGATTGCATAATGCGGGATGGAAGGGTTTATTCGCTATTGAAAAAAATCCAGACGCATTTAAAACACTAGAATACAATCTCATATCCAATAAAGAGCACTTCGCATGGCCAAAATGGCTCCCAAAAAAGGCTTTGGAAATTAATTACGTCATCGATAATTTCCCAAATGAGCTTAAAAAACTTCATCGTAAAGTCGATTTGGTTGCCGGAGGACCTCCTTGTCAAGGCTTTTCTATGGCTGGACGTAGAAATGAGAACGACCAACGAAATAATCTGATAACGTCTTATATCAACTTTATTAAAATAATTCAGCCCAAAATTTTATTTTTTGAAAATGTAAAAGGCTTTACTCTGGAGTTCAAAAAGAATAAGGACAAGGGCAAAGAATACTCATCTTTTGTTGAAAAAGAACTTAATGATGCAGGGTATTTTGTCAAGGGACAGCTTGTGAACTTTGGAGAATACGGTGTTCCTCAAAAACGTACTCGTTTCATTCTTGTTGGAGTGCGAAAAGATATGAAAAATGCGAATCAAGAATTAGCCAATCATTTTTTTTCAAAATTACAAGAAAATAAACATGCGTTTTTAGCTCAAAAAAACTTGACAGTAGATACTAATCTAAATGATGCAATATCTGATTTATTAAAAAGTAATGGTTTGCGAGAATCCCCAGATACTAAAAGCTATGAGGCAGGTGTTTATTCACCAGCTGTTAGTCCTTACCAAAGCCTAATGCGTATCGGTATTGAGAACGAAATTGCAGATAGTCATCGTTTCCCCAAACATAGAGCTGATATAATTGAGAAATTTCAAACAATACTAACTAACTGCAGGAAAAATTATGATATTGATGCTAAAACAAGAGAGCATTTCAATATTAAAAAACATACAATTATTCCACTAGATGGAAACTCAAAAACACCAACAATCACCACTTTACCGGACGATTATATTCATTACTCAGAACCTAGAATTCTTACTGTAAGAGAATATGCAAGAATACAATCATTCCCTGATTGGTATCATTTTCAGGGAAAATACACTACAGGAGGCAAACTTCGAACACAAGAAGTTCCCAGATATTCACAAATAGGAAATGCAATTCCACCGCTTTTTGCTGAACAAAGTGGATTAGTTTTGAAACAACTGATAAGATAATGTCCGAGAAATTACAATTTAGAATTAGTTCTGCTTTAAAAAACATTATTGGAAGCGATTTAATCAACGATGATTTTATCGCTGTTTTTGAATTAGTTAAAAATGCCTATGATGCACATGCAACGAGAGTAAAAGTTAGCTTTGTTGATATTTATTCTGATAACGGAAAAATCATCATCAAAGATAATGGAAAAGGCATGAATTACGATGATCTAATCAATAAATGGTTATTTGTTGCTTATTCTGCTAAAAAAGATGGAACGGAAGAAGAAAGCTATAGTTATCGTGATAAAATTAAAGATAAACGCATCTATGCAGGTGCGAAAGGAATTGGACGGTTTTCTTGTGATAGATTGGGTCATGAACTATATTTAGAAACAATTAAGGATGAACCAAATGCTAAAGTTGAAACGTTACTCACGTTATGGGATAAATTTGACGGAGATATTAAAGATGAGTTTGTAAATATCAGTGTTCTACACCAAACTATTAGTAAAAGTAGTTATAATCAAGAAGTTGGAACTGTTTTAGAAATATCAAACTTAAAAAGTGAATGGAATAGAACTAAGTTTTTACAACTAAAAGATGCTTTAGCAAAGTTAATTAATCCTAATACTCAAAACGAAGATGATGAGTTTAAAATTGTCATAGATGTTATTGAGGAGATAGAGAAGGATGATCAAGAAATAAATAACCGTAAAAAAGTAAATGGCGAAGTAGAAAATTTAATATTTGAAACCTTAGATTTAAAAACGACAAAAATTGTCTCCAAAATTGAGAACAAAGAATCTGGAATTATTGAGACTTCACTTTTTGAGGGCGGTAAGTTAATATATCGTATTCGAGAACTAAACACCTTATCAAATTTATTTAATATTGAATATGTTATCTATTTCTTAAATACATCTGCAAAAAACACTTTTACGAGAAGAATGGGGTTGCATTCTATTGATTATGGTCATATTTTTATATACAAAAATGGACTTCGAATATATCCATATGGCAACAGATATGAAGATCCTTTAAAAATGGATAATAGAAAAGCCCAAGGTTACAATAGATACTTAGGAACTAGGGAAGTGATTGGATATGTTGCTATAGAAGAACCCAATGATGATTTAAGAGAAACTTCCAGTAGGGGAGATGGCATTATTAAGACAAATGCGTATCTTGAACTTGTTGATTGGTTTTATACAACTTTAAGGAGGTTAGAAAAATACGTAATTGATATTACGTCTTGGGGTAGTGACTTATCAAACGATGATTTTATACTACTTGAGAGTAATGAAAAACAATTAGCGATAAAAGAGCTTATAAACAATCTTACCAAGTCAGAAAAAATAGATTCATTCGAAGTTTCACCGGAAATATTTAAATTATTAGAAGGAAAGCAAGAAAAATCAGCGAAATCAACCCTTGCAGAAATATCTAAAAAACTTGATGACAACGATTTTAGCAAAGAAGATATTTTAAAAAGCATTAAAAGTGTTGAACATAAAATAGACAAACTTAAAGAAATTAAGGATGAAGCTGAAAATGAAGCTCTAGAGAAACTTATTGAGAATGAAGAACTATCAGAAGAATTAAATAGGGAAATTGCCAAAAATCTTTTTGCGCAATCTCTCGTAGGAACAGAAACAGAAGAATTATTGAGCCTTCAGCATCAGATAGTTCATACGGCAGGCAATGTATCTTTTTTTCTTGACGAACTAATTCGCTCAATTAACGAAAATAAACCAAAAGAAGAATTAATTGAAAACATAAAAGATATAAGTTTTGAAGTTCAGAGAATTCTAAGTGCTTCTAGATATGTAACAAAAGCAGGGTTTAACAAAGACGCAGAAAAGATAACCGAAGATATAGTGCAATTTATAAATGAGTATATAGAAAATATTTATATTCCCTCAAAATCATTTATTCATCAGGAAAGGCAAATTGAGATTTCAATCAAAAAAATGAAATCAATAAAAAAAGAAATGAAATTCCGCCCTTTTGAAATAACCGTTGCTTTAGATAATTTATTTACAAATTCTAGAAAAGCGAAATCAAGCAAAATCGAATTAATTTGGAACAAAGACAATAATAATTTAATTCTTACATTTAGAGATAACGGCTATGGCATTCCAAGTGAAATCTCTGAAAGAATCTTTAATTTTGGTTACACCCAAACGAACGGTTCAGGCATTGGGCTTTATATGATTAGAAATTTACTTGAAAAATATAACTCTACAATTGAAGTAAACACAAAAATAAATTTAGGAGCTGAATTCATTATAAAAATACCACTATGAAATTAAACTACAAGATAATTTGGGTTGAAGATAAAATTCAAACAAAGCCATTTGAAATATTGGTGAATAATATCAAAAAATTTCTTTATGACAGGTTTTTTGATGTAGAAATTGATACAGCTGAAGATTATGAAGAATTTAAAAATAAGTTTAATTCTAATGGTAGTTTTGATTTAGTAATTACTGATTATAGTTTAAATGATAGTCAAGGTAGTCAAGTAATTGATTTTATAAGAATGGATAAAAATATTTTAACAGAAGTCTTTTTTTATTCTGCCAACAATCAATTAAGAACAGTAGATTTAGCAAACAATAGTAGGATAACTTTTTATACTCTTGTGGGTGGTGGTTATCACTATGAACTGCAAAGTAAAATTGAAGAATTAATAGCATTAACTATCTCTAAATTTGAACATATAGTTTCAATGCGAGGCATGATAATGCAAGAAACAAGTAGCTTGGATATTCAAATGGAAAGTATTGTTAAATCTCAAATTAACAACAAAAAACTTGAAGATAAAATAAGCCCTATTTTAGATCAAATATTTGACAACATATTAAAAAATGCTTCTGAAAAATACAAAAAAGCTGAAAAAAGAAATCTAAATGATATTTTAAAAGATAACGTTCTATTTAGTTCTAGTCAAAAAATTTTTGCATTAGGGGAAATACTAAAGATTATGGAGGAAGATAATTTTGCGCAAAAGTATTCAGATGAAATTATTCTTATTCGAAATCAGTTTGCACATGCAGAGCTACTTAAAAAAGAGACTGGAGAGGAGTATTTTAAAATAAAAGGCGAGGCTGTTTGTTTTGACGCTGAACTATGTAAGAAAATCAGACGAGATATTATAACACATAAAAAAAATCTTGATAGAATAACAAAGAAAATTACTGAATAATATATATATCGCCATTTTGCAATACTAATATATTCGTTTTTGTTGAAATTGTTTTGTCTTGATAAAACAATTTCCTATTCTTGTAAACGAAAAAACGAGCAGATGAGGATTTACACTTCATCTGCTCGTTCATTTTTTAAAGAGGTTGTTATTTACGCCCCCGAACTGTTACTTTACAAGTATGCAAAATATTATATTTACACATTATTTAACCATCACCATATGGATTAATAACTATTTATTTCTATTTTTGAAAAAATTACTAAATAAATCCAATTATGGGTATTCAAAAACTAAGAATCATTAATGATAAACAAAAGATTTGTCATTATAAATTTAATACAATCATTGATGGAAACCAAGTCCTTGTTAAGAAAACCGATTTTAAAACTGAATCTAGAAGTCCAAGCAGATCTAGAGCTAGGGTTCAAACTAGTGCTAAACGTATAAGCAAAGCTATAAATAGAGTTAAAGCAATGAGTCAAAACGGAACTGGACCCAGACTTGAAGTTAAAGTTGGCGATAAAGTTATAAATATTAGGAGAATTAGGTTTAGAGTTTATGATAAAATTATAATTCTGAGAATAGCTGATAGTATAGATATTAAAAAAGCTATTGATAGTCCTAATCCGATGAATCAAAACGGAACTGGACCCAGAGTTGAAGTTAAAGTTGGCGATAAAGTTATAAATATTAAAGGATCTGGAATTAGTGTATCAGATAATATTATAATTTTGAGAGGAGCAGGAGTTAGAGATATAAAGAGAGCTATTTATAGAGCTAATGCAATGAGTCAAAATGGAACTGGCCCCAGAGTTAAGGCTAGAACTAGGCGTTTAAACGTAACCGGACTAATACAAATAAGAAACCGAAAAAAATAAATTTTTATTTTAATAAATATGAAATTATCTGACATAAGATTAGCTTACGAAGAGATATCAGGAAAATTGAGTAACGTAAACCGACAACTAACATTTGCTGGCATCGCTGTTATTTGGATTTTTAGAATAACTAATAATGGAAAAACTATCATTCCTGAAGGTTTGATATATCCAACATTACTATTTGTTGTTTCCTTTTTATTAGACATTCTTCAATCCTTATCTCAATCTTTATTTTGGTATGGTTACTATTTGTATAAACGAAGACAAGATTCAAATGAAGACAGAGTGATAAATGAGCCAGAATGGCCAAGTTTTTTCTTTTGGGCATTATTAGTATTAAAAGTTCTTGCACTTATAGCAGCGTACTTTGCTCTTGGTTTATATTTATGGAAAGAATTGTGCCCAACACGATAA